TAAGTATGTTAAGTTTAAGAATAGTAAGACAAATCCTTTCGCAGTTAATAGTTCTACTTTTAATAACTGTTCTAGTTTAACCAGAGTATTCGGACACATAAAACTAACATCAGGAAGTGTATTCAATACTTGCCCTAACTTCTTTATACACGATGTACTAGAAGACGTTACTATTAAACCAACTAGAGGGCAATGGTACGGTCCAGATACAGATACTACAGAAGGCTAGGAATAGTGGGATAACAATCAAGGATTAGAGACTAATATATCCATAGGTACTACTAATTTAAGTAGCTGCTTTGTAGGAACTAAAGTAAACATATATGATGTGTATTATATATTGAATATGTGTGATGATGTCGAAAACATTGTTTCTATATTTCATTCTTGTTCAAATGTAATTACAGATTTTAGTAACCCTCTAAGTAGAGACACCTTTAAATATTGTGGTAATGTTACTAATGCTTAGCATGCCTTCTATGCTACTAGACTGACAGGTCCTATGTATAGTCCTACTCACACTGGAGATACAATCACTGAATACAATGGTTTATTAAGCCCTTTGAAGAAGTTAGTATCCTGTACCAGTATGTTCGAAACTAATGCTGGCAATTTCTACATAGATGATTTATTCTTTGCATAGATAGGCAATAATCAATATTTACAATTAGCGCATCTGTTTAATATGTTCAATGAAGGAGATAGTAATGTTATATTTGTAGATAATTGTAATGAATCATTAACATCAGCTAGTGTTGCAGAATAGCACAGAGCATATGCTAGAGCATCTAAGCTGTTGAGAAATCTTCCTAATCTAGATACTATAGGAAATATGTTTAATGGTTGTTGGTTTAACTTTGATACAGAAAGTATCAATAATGTTACATACAGTCCATTATTTGCTTATAACAAAAAATTAAGAGTAGTTAGTTGGAGTTTCAGAAACATTAAAGCTAAAGGATCATTAATCAATCTATTTGGTGGTAATTCAGAATTTGATAGTAGTAACTTATTCTCTAGATAGATAACCAAATTATTAGGATGTTTTTATATAACTTCTAATGATGGAGATAAAGTGTATTTCCCTATACACAATAGTATGTTTAGATAGATTAAACTAACCCTATAGCATATAGGTCATACTGAAGATACTAATCAGATACCTGGTCAATCTAGTACGTGTTTCCATGGAGCAGGAATAAATAGAACATTTGTAAGAGAGTCAGATGAGATATATCCGTACGATGTATTCAAAGGAGCTGTTAATCTAATATCCTGTCCATGTTTCTTTGCTAACATGACTGTTCCTAATTCTAGTGGAGTGGTATATGAATTACCAGGTACGATATTTCAAGACTGTACTAATCTTGTACAGATAACTGGATGTTTCAGAAACCAATCAATCAAATATAAATTAACAGGAAAAGGATTTACTAATTGTAAACTTACTAATGTAGCTTATGCTTTCTATGAAGATGAAGGTAACTATTCCAAAGAAGGAGGAGTTCCATATGGTTTGTTTTATATGGAAAGAGATGTAGTAAGATCTTCTACTGGTTGGAGTCATGCAGATGCACTTAGACTAGGAATAACTGAAAACTTTGGTATAACTGAAGAAGGAGAACATGATCCTGGTGCAGTACTTCCACAAACTATTGATTACAGTGAAACAATAAAAGCTGTTAGAAGTAGTATAACTGATATGCGGTATGTATTAGCAAATTTCTCTAGCCCTAATGCGGAAGGATACATCAGAAAGCAAGTAGAATTAAATACTGTTGAAGACGCAGGAGATTTGATAATAACTAATGAGAATTACAATGTTTCAGAATTCATAGTAAATACTGCATATGATCCTAGAGATCAGATACCTAATCCTGCATATGATCCAAACAATCCTGGTTCTATTCCATAGTATATAGATAATCCTAATAAAGATATACGTAGAGTAATAAAGAATCCTGATTACAGTCCCTATAAAAAGATATGGAATATTGATTTCTATGACGGAGTATATGGACTAGGAGATATAATTCAGAATAGTACTTTGTATGCTAATATACAGTCAGGAGCTATAACAGATGTTGATCCTAATATTCCAGATGAACTCTTTAATGAGGATGATATGAAGACTCCTACTAATCCTACTGGTAACTATAGATTGGATAATATGAACTATATAGTACCATCTGATTTATTCAAATACTGTGTTAATAATACTAATACTAACATATCATATGTTCTTGTTGGTAGTGGTAGAAAAACTGATACAGGAGTTCAAAGATACAATTATGGTATATATGGTAGAATACCAAGCAGATTATTTAAACCATTAACAAATATATCTAGTTTGTCTAATGTATTTGCATACTGTTACTGTATTAATCCATATACTTGGAATGATGAGAACAATAATGGATAGATGTTTCCGCCTGATATGTTATCTAACAATACTGCATTAAAAAGCGTTTCAGGACTGTTTAAAGGAATATATGTACCAGCTAAGGTTGTAATACCTTCTACTTTACTTAGTAAATGTTTAGCTCTTACTGATATATCCTACTTGTTCTTTGATGCTACATTCCAAGGATCTGCAAATGATGTACAGCAATTGAGTGATAATACTTTCCAGTATAACTATATACTTCAGAATATATCATACGCATTAGCTAGTACTAATTCATCTGGAGGATGGATGGGGCAAGGTCCTAAGAAGATAGGATCCAATTTGTTTACTCGAGATAAACATAAGTCACTTACTAATGTTACTGGTCTGTTCTATGGTCAAACTAATACTAAAGGTTCAGTACCAGAATTCTGGACATGGTTAAATACTTTAACTAATACTAATAAACAGAATGTGTTTGCATTCATGAAGAAGAGTAACATTACTAATAGTGCTAGTATACCAGTTCAATGGGCTACTAATATGACTGACTGATATGGATTTGAAAAGATTAAGTGATAGAGAACTACTAGAGAGTATATACAATATGTTATAGTATGTAGTAGTTAAAGTAACAGAAATTGATAACGATGATAAACAATTTGGCATGAACTTAGCTGCTAACTTACTCAGCAGCATGGTTTATGACGCTCAACCTAGAACTACAAGATATGCAAATTAAATGGTTAAAAGAGAGTAATAGAATGAAGCACCTGAAGTATGCAATACTTCCGAGTGCTTTGTTTACCATACTCTTCGTAGCTGGTCTAGCATCAGGTATGGAATTTAAAGATAAACAGTATGGTAATAAATGGGATTGGTTAGACTGGCTTGCTACTATGATTGGTGGCTTTATAGGTCAAGTTATCCAAGTAGGTATTATATGTTTAATATTGTGGTTGATATGAAATATTTTACATTAAAAGAATTGACTAAGTCTAGTACAGCTGAAGCTAAGAAACTAGATAATACTCCTGATGAAACTGCAATAAAGAATCTGAATACATTAGTAGATAATGTGCTAGATCCATTAAGAGAGTTGTATGGTAAACCTATTATAGTTACTTCAGGTTATCGTAGTCCTGAAGTAAATAAAAGTGTTAATGGTGCAACCTCTAGTCAACATGCGTTAGGAGAAGCTGCCGACATAACTGCTGGTAGTAAAGAAGAGAATAAGAAGTTATTCGATCTCATTAAAGACAATTTACCATATGATTAGCTAATCAATGAATACGATTATTCTTGGGTGCATGTGTCTTACAGAGATGGAAGATTGCGCAAATAGATTCTAACAATTGGTAAATAATGAAGACAATATTATATAATCCAATATTTATTAATCCTTAGGCGTATTATGTATTTCCTAGATTAACTAGATGGTTACGTCCTGATAATGGTTACAAAGAGCCAGCTAACTACATAGGTTAGATTGAAGTAACTATTATCGCGTACGGTGAGATAGGTTATACAGAATACTTCGAACATACCAACTACATAGACTTTACGAACTTCAGTAACAGTTACGTTCGTATTAGTTTATTTACTAGACTTGGGTCGTGTGTCTTAGGAGAATGGAAGATTGGCGCGATGGAAAGCGATCGTCCATATATTGAACCAGAAGTATTGGCTTCACTCAAAGCTGTTGTTATTGTAGGAGATAAAACTAATCAAGATAAAGATAGAGATACTGTAGCTAATCTAGTTGATGCTAGTAATCCGTTTGTTATAAGCAACGCGTCTTATAATCTTAATAGTGGTTATGGATTGTATGCTTATGATTTTACTAAATGGGGCTTAACTAAACCGCCTACTACATGTATTAGAGAGGCAGATAAATTTACTCTCACTTATGTTGGTACGAAAGTTGGTAAAGGAGTATGTATAATAGAAACTACTAATACATCTACCTCTACCATACATGTATCCTTTAAAGTAAAAATATCAGGAATACAGGATGATACTGAAGGATACTTCTCAAATGCTAACAATCAACACATTCTATTAACTAATGGGATTAACTCAATAGAGATGGATGTCTTGACAGGTCATTGGTATGGATTCAATTTTGTCAAAAAAGACGGAAGTATTTTAGGTAACTGTAATATAGTAGTAGAACAGATCCCAGAATTCCAAGGAGCATTCATTACTGATGGTGTGAACGATCTTATTATGTCTACTAAGACAGTAAAATAGATGGGAATTACTGACTAGATAACTGTAGTTAGTATGATTCATCAGATAAGTCTGAATGAAACCTATAATGTTGGATTAACTAATTATATTAGAAGTACTGGAAGTTTTCTAAGAAATGAAGTAAAAGATACTAATAAAACTGGAATATACGGTTATTCTGCATCTGAATTAGATACTACTGTTACTACAAATACGAAAATAATTAATACAGTATTAGGAGATAAAACAGATTATGGTACATTTAATAAAGAAGATTACATAGTAGACGACTCATTTTTTCATGTTCAGAATTATACTCATGATGGAATAGTATCTAATGAAGCTTCTTCAGTAGCATGGTATTGGACAGTTATCTCTAATAAAGTACTTACTACAGATTAGATCAACCAAGTAATAGCTTACTATGATCTAGATAAGTATCTAGAACCTACTGTGTTATATAATGTTAAAAGACAAGGTTTGTCTAACGATACTCCTGCATCAGAATGGTATTTGAAGGACTATAGTAAGAATAGTTACGATATGACTTTGAATAACTTCTCTAAAGCTGGTGGTAGTGGTATTGCAGCTAAACAAGGAGAAAGCATTAAAGATTATTCTATAATCAAAGATGAAGAGTATCAAGAACTCACTATCTATAATGAGTTTAAGTTTAAAATAAAATCTAAATTGTCTGGTAGGTATTGGACTGTACAATATATTAATAGAACTAATACTTCTTATCCGGTAACAATTGTTATTGATAAGGATGCATATTGGGTTAATTCTACTACTTACTATGATGCTGACAACAACAAACAAGTAATCAGAAAAGATATACCTATTGCAGCAGATACTCCTATTGACGTTCTTTGTTGTGGTTATGATCAATTTGATATACCAGAAAATGCTACAAGTATTGTATCTGCTGTATCTTACATTAATTATAATGCAGTCGGCGAAATAACTGTCGAACTTATTCCTAGTTGTGAAGGCGGTCTAATAACAGACGGAGTTAACGACTTTGGTAAAGTAACAGGACTTCCTGCTTATAAAGACTATACTACTATTATAGACTATCAAAGATTTAGTGTAGGATACATTGAAGGTAAAGGTACTACTGGTATCTTATCTAAAGCTCATACAGCTGGACAAGGTGCATTCTTGATGAACCTGATAGGTAGTACTGGAACACATATGAACTCATACTCTTTCGGAACTGCAAATGCCAATACGTTCAATGACTTAGATAGACAGATCTATTATCAGACTAAGTATAAGATGCAAGGATTTGATATGACAGCTGGTACTGGTGTAGATGGTGATTCAATGTGGTTAGCATTAGTAAGAGATAATGATGCTAGGTATTTCAACGATGCGTTCTATTCTCTTCTTATGTTCCCATACTCTATGTCAGAGTTCTTGATAGAGCGTCAGTTGAAGAAGCACAAGCTGGGTACGCTGTATCCTGATATGGTGGAGTTTAGACCTGTTATTAAAGCTAATGCTAATTATAAGATAACATATTATCAAATAGATAGTACTAATACTTGGAAGTCAATAAAGGTAGGTGATTACATTGTTATCGGAGCAAAATTAGCTTTTCAAATTACTTTTGATAATGATGCTAGTGAACTTAAAGAAGTTGTAAGCCCTCAATTATCAGGTATAATTGTTGAGAAAAGACCGTCAAATCCGGGATATAATATATATAGTTATATAACTTCTAAATCCCCTCAAAAGATAAACATCACTATTGACGAGTACATCAGATTCGAAGATATTGTTCAGCCGTATCCATCTTTATTTACTCTTATTGATTATGATACAGAAGAGGTATATAGTTGGGGAAGTAAACTAAAAGTAGGTGCTAGGTTTAAGGGTGACGTAGTTAACTTATTACCTAATATGTACGAATGGCAAGGTAATGTATTATATAATGGAGAAGTATTAAATTGGGGTATTAAGCCCGGAGTTGTTGCCAAAGAGATGGTTTTTAGTTGGAATATGCCATTTAAATATCTAATTGACAATAACGAACCAAAAGTAATCCTATCTCCTAGACTGTTGAGAATACCTAACTCTAGCTATAAGATACTCGGCTACATTCCCGATATATCCGGTCACGGTAATCATGGTAAGATAAACAATTCTGCTTATGCGGAAGGAAGTGGAGTTAATGAAGATGGTTCGTATCAATTTGATGGTGTAGATGACTTTGTTACTATTCCTACTTTGTCTAGTGGAGGTAAACAGGTGTTGATGAAGGTGAATTGGGACAAGACAATTGCAGACGCTATCCTATACGACCAAAGAGGTTATCCTAATGAGTTTGCTATCTATAATGCTGATGTGGACAATAATAATAATCCTGTTTTTGCTTATCAGGCAAGAAATAATGGGCAAACATATATTGATGGTATTTTGAATAAAAATATCAAAGCATCTGAATTGAGGGCTATTACTCATAATATAACTATTACAAATGAATTAAGTACAGGGACAAATACATCTTCTCCTGTTATTGGTTCAAATAGAGTACACGATGCTTACTTTACTAATATGGCATTGTACGACTTCATGCTCTTCGACAACATCTCAACAGACGACAAGATTAAAGAGCTGAATGAGTATGTAGGTATTGAAGCTAAGGTAGAGTTACCTCCTTATTACTGGGATGCTTATGGTAAAACTAATCTTGATGCAGATAAAGCTACTATTCAACAAAGAGGTGTAGCCGTAGGAGACTATGATTTGACTAATTATAATCATGCCTACGATAAAATGTCAGGTTATGGTGGTTATTCTCTTGGAAGATTTGATAAATCTTGGTCTAGTTCAAGTTCAAATAATACAAGTGTTATAGTTGTTTCACGAAATCCTTATGATATTACTTTAAAGAAGTTAGGAGGAAATAGTGATTGGGAATTTAATAATACAGAGTTAAAAGTTATATCTAATCCTGTATCTGTTAAATTTAAATCTGATAAAAATATAAGATTTACGTGCGATTATCATTACTATACCGTAGGTGGGAATAGTGAAGGCGTTCCTTTAGGAATAACTTCTAAAGATTTAATTGCTAATGAAGATACCATTATCACAATTTCACCAATTAGTCAAGAGAATATAGACAAATATAATATTGATATAAATAGAGGATATTACCTTATTTATTTCCAATTATCGCCTACTCTTGCAGTAAACGAAGAAGTAACCATAGAAATGCTTCCTCTCTATCCTAATGGTCTAGTATACGATGGAATAACTGATTATAGTGAGAATGCTAATATTCCTGCGTTGACGGATTATACTTATATATTTAAGAGAAGATTACTTAATGATTCAGTTAATAGTGCTTCTATGAATAAAGGTCTAACCGATCAACAAAGAGCGACAGTAATTGACTTTAGTAATTCAAATGGTAATATTGAAGGTTATTCTTTTGGGAATGGTATACCAGTAAGTAGTTTAAAAGATAGTGATATTATATATGGTACTACAAATAGTGTTAATGGTACTAATATAATTAAAGGTTCGAATCCCGATAGCATAGGAATAAATATATCTAAGTTTGCTAGTTATTATAAACAAATGATATTCTATAAGTTAATGTTATATCCTAAAACTATACCATTATTGCAGATTAACTTCCTAAAGAACTTAATGGAGAAAGACGAGATAATTGATTTAAATAACAAAATATTTATACAAGAATGAAATATATAGTAGTACCAGCTGAAGAGCTGATTGACATAACACAAGAAACATTAGATGAATTACATTTAGTATTTCGTTATAGTGTAGATGGAACTAAAGTAATAATGAAAGTTGCTAACTATGAATTACTATTCCCATCAATAATGACTTTACCATTAACAGATGAAGATGAAGTTACAGAAGTAGTATATCCTTATCCTACTTATGAAGGTGACGCATTGGAAGAACTGTTAAACAGTGATGAATGGACTAATAAAGAAGAACAACTATGAGAGAAACTATAAATTTCGTACCTAGTAAGTCAACCCCCAATCACAAAGAAGTACAGTATTGGATAGACTTACAAACTGATCCATATGGTAGATGTATTAAAACATGGACTGGATCTGAATGGAGTACTATTACTGATAATGATTTGATTGAGACTATTTAGAAAGAACTAGACAGTAAAGCTAATAAAGCCACTACTCTATCTGGTTATGGTATTTCTGATGCATATACTAAAACTCAAGTAGATGCTAAAGTAGCATCAGTATATAGAGTGAAAGGTTCTGTAGCTAATTTCGAAGCACTACCTGCTACAGCTGTAGTTGGAGACGTATATAATCTAACAGATACTGGTGCTAACTATGTATGTATTGTAGCTAGTCCTGCTGAATGGGATAAGTTATCTGAAACAGTAGACTTGAGTCACTGTGTAACATCTGATGAAGTATCTACTGTAGTATCTATGACTTAGACAGAATATGACACTTTGTCTGTTAAAGATTCTAAAACACTATATTTAATTCACGAATAATATGAAATTAGGAGATAAAAATATTGTAGCTGCATATCTTGGCGATGTTAATGTATTTACTAACTATTATGGAGTTAGCTTTCCTATAGAACCGTAGAATACATTATTGACTAGAACCGGATATATGCCTTGGCATAAAGAACTTCCTATACATTCTAAGATGAAGTCTTGCACGATTACTTCTGATGGAACAGTTAAATATCTTAGTGCTACAGATAGAACCAAGTATGAAGATGGTACTGATAGAGACATGACATTAAATACTATGGTAGAAATACCAGAGTTCTGGTATAAATGTATGAGAGATGATACTACTGTATATTTGAACTTATATCCAGCAGATCCTCATATTCCAGAAGCTGAACATGTGGAGAAGTTCTATATTTCTGCATATGAAGCATCTAATGTAGATAATGTGTTAAAATCTATTAACAATGGATCTATTACTCCAGTAGTAAACATTAATAGAACTACTATGCAATCTAGAGCTAGGGCTAATAACTCCAGTACTACGAATTGGAACATGTATACTTACAGAGCTCATAGAATACTTACTGTGCTTTACTTAGTTGAATATGCATGTACCAACAGTTAGAAAGCTTTCAATGCCGAATTAACTGCAGAAGGATATCATCAAGGAGGCTTAGGAGATGGAGTTACTACAGGTAATATTAAAGTAAATGGAGTTGATGCATGGAGTTTTATACCTTGTGGAAGTACAGACGAACATGGAGACTCTACTGGTATAACTTCTGTTACTGTTAATAGTACTGATGCAGAAGGTGTTGCAACTCAGAAGTCTTATAATGTTCCTACTTATAGAGGTATTGAAAATCCATTTGGTCATGTATGGAAAAATTGTATAGACACACTTGTGCATTTTAATGCACAAACTAATAAAAATGACGTTTATATAAATACCGACTTAAGTACATTTGGATCTACTGATATATCTGATTATGACTATCAATGTAGTACTGCTATTACTGAAGGTTATAAGAAGAAATTGGTATACAATGCAGCATTTGACATACTTCCTCCAATAGATGAAGCATTTGGTGGTAGTACTACAACTTATTGGTGTGACTACAATTGGACTAATAATAGTACAACTGATAGGCTAACGTTAATAGGCGGTCGTGTGGGTGGTGGTGCTGCTTCGGGCTTGCTCGCTGTTAGTTCTTACCTTGGGCTCGGCTATGCTACTCGGTTAATCTATATACCGTAATTTAATTAAAAATATAGATAGGTTGTTCCTCATCATTAAGCAGTAATGCGAGTAATAGTGCTAATTCAGGCTTACTCAATGTTAATTCTAACAATGAGCTCGGCAATGCTAATGCTAATGTCAGTACACTGAATCCGTAATTAAACAAATAAAGAAATTAAGAGACTGTAGAGGGAGACCTTACCCCTTGGTAAAAGATAACATACTAATTAACTGTGTTAGTAACTTTTTTCGTGAAAACTCGGTAATGGATTACAGATGAAAAGATATAATAATTTATTTGACAAAATAGTAACTTTAGACAATTTATATCTAGCGGATAAAAGAGCTAGAAGACAAAAACAACATAGACCTGAAATAATTAATTTTGATAAGAATAGAGAAAAATTACTTTTAGATCTATAGAAGAAATTAATAGATGGTGAATATAAGACTTCTGAATATTATATATTCAAGATATATGAACCTAAAGAAAGAGAAATATTCAAGCTTCCATACTATCCAGATAGAATAGTACATCATGCTATTATGAATATTATGGAACCTATTTGGGTATCATCTTTCATTAAAGGAACTTATAGTTGTATAAAGAATCGTGGTATACATAAAGCGTTGAAAGATGTTAAGTTCGCACTGAAAGATGAAGCCAATACAAAATACTGTCTTAAGTTAGATGTCAGAAAATTTTATCCTTCAATAGATCATGATATATTAAAATAGTTAATAAGAAGAAAAGTAAAAGATAAGAAACTATTAGTTATATTAGATGAAATAATAGATTCTGCATAGGGAGTACCTATTGGCAATTACTTATCACAATTCTTTGCCAACTTATATCTTACATATCTTGATCACTGGATTAAAGAAGAGAAACATATAAAATACTATTTCAGGTACGCAGACGATATAGTAATATTAGGAAAAGACAAAGAAGAACTACGTCAGTTGTTCAAAGACATGAAAGAGTATATTGAAACTAAACTCAATATAAAGTTTAAAGACAATTGGCAGATATTCAAAGTAGATTCTAGAGGAATAGACTTTGTAGGATATAGAGTATATCACACTCATGTTCTTCTAAGGAAAACTATTAAGAAGAACTTCTGTAGAAAGATCAGTAAATTAAACAGAAGAGACGATCTTAGTAAGAGTGAATACAAATAGAAGATCTGTAGTTATATAGGTTGGATTAAATATTGTAATGGTAAGAATCTTTTAAGTAAAATGACAAAACATAAAGAGCTATTGGAATACATTAATACAAGTAAACGTAAGAGAACCTAATACATATAACTACGTTTTATAAGTAGTTTTCAGATTCATTGTCAGATCCTAGTACATAAAGTTTGCGCTAGGATTAATTTTTTTAAAGATATCTCAAATGTTTATAGAGTTTTTACCACAGATACTTACAGGAATAGCTTCTATCGCAGCACTCTGGTTTACTTATAATCAGTATACTAAAAATAAAATGACTGACTATAAGATTGAGAAATGGAGAAAAGAAGAACATCAGAATAACGTAAAGAAGGCTGGTAGCATTGCTACTATATATGGTGAGTTGTGGGAGTTATTATACTTCCTCAAAGCGGATAGAGTATACCTAATTCAACCACATCCTTTGTATAGAGAGATGTTCATATCTGCTACGCTTGAAGTAAAGAAGTACGGAGTATCTTCAGTAAGAGAATCTCTATGTGATATTAAGATTGAATCAGTAGCTAACTTCGTATCAGAACTAGCAAACCAAGATTATTTGTTCATAAAAGATATTGAATCATCTAATCTGGATAACAAGATTAAATCTATAATGACAAGTAACGGTTGTCATACTACTGCTATACGAAAGTTATCAGACGAAAAGAATAACTGGATTGGAAGTATAGTAATAGGCTACATTCATGACTTCGATGAAAATGAAGTAGATGTAGAACTAGTAGAAAAAATGTCTAGATCTAGTGCGCTAGCAATCTAGTATATATTACCAGAATTTAAAACAGAATAACATGTTATCAGAGATTAAGAGTTATCTCAGTAAATTGGCAGTCACTATCATAATTGGTTTGGCTGCCTTTTGTTTTTATTAGAGTAAGAAGATATAGGTTCTAGATGAACGTCTAGGGCAAGTAACAAATAATTACGAATATTACCAGAGTTTGACAAGTAGATTAAGAGACGATAATAGAACACTTCAGTTGAAGGTAGTAGATCTAAATAACTCAAATGATAGTTTACTCTAGACTGCCAAGGAAGTGTAGAAAGAATTAAAGATCAAAGACAAGAACCTCTAGTAGGTACAAGTAATCAATACAGAAATGAAGGATACTATTACTAAAATAATAACTAAAGAAGTAGACTTTAAAGAAGACTTAAAGCTAAATCCTTTAACTACTATCACAGTAGAAAGAAAAGACTCAATCTTAACCGCCATATTAGATTTAAGGAACTCTCAAGTATTGTTCGTAGAAGAGAAAAAAGAATATCGTAATAAGTATAAGAATGGCTTCTAGAGGTTCTTACACTTTGATTGGAAGAAAGATCGTATCAGAAAGTATCAGATATATAACAGCAATGACTTAATTAAAGTAACAGATACTAGGATAGTTGAAGTTACGGAATAATCAAACAAAATATTAAAATTAATCAATAATAATATGCATAGAATAATCCGTACAAAAGCTTATGAAGCTAAGCATGGTCCTCACTTTGATGACGAACATGCGCGTAAAGCTGTAAGTAAGATGGAGAATGAGGACGGCTCTAAAGGTCAACACTGGTCATTAGAGGAAACTTCTGCCTTAGCTAATCAGTATGGAATTCGTTTTGATGACAAGTTCAACAAATACGATTGGTATGTTGCATTGAATATGGTTTACTCTGATTACTATAGAGTGATAGTTAACATGACTGGCTCTAACAACGCTAAGTACTTTGTAGAACTAGCTAAAGCTTGGTTATGTGACAAAGATATCGACGAAGGTAAGATGTGGTATTACTATATTTATATCATGTGCGACAAGATTAGAGAAGCTGAAGATGAACTCTTCGACAGAAACTACAGCAGATATGAAGATGATGACGATGATGAAGCCTACGGTAACTTTCGTAGAGGCGGAAGAATGGGAAGATCTTCATATGGTAGACGTAGAGAATATGACAGAGAATACGACGAGAGGGACTATGAGAAGGAGAAAATGTTTCCCTACGAAGATGAACTCAAACGTGGTCGTTCTGTGCGCTACATTAGATATTAATCAAATAAAATCAATCCTAAATAAAATCAACAATTATGTTAGAAGATAAAATTATCCTTCAAGACCGCGGTTTCGACGCTGGTCTGGCTGCTTTAATGCAGAACGCAAATAAAGGTATGGACCCTGCTGCTTTGATGGCTATGATGAATAACAATGGCGGATTCGGCGGTAACGGCGGATGGTGGTGGATCTGGATTATCCTGATCTTCTTCTGCTGGGGTGGCTGGGGAGGCAATGGCTTCGGTAACAGAGGTGGCGAAGCTTCTCAACTTGCTTCTCAGTTGAATACTGACGCTAATACTAACCTGTTGATGCAAGCTATCAATGGTAATAAGGAAGCTATCAGTACTTTGTCAAATACTCTGAACTGTGATATCAATTCAGTACAGAACGCTTTAAATACAATCAACACTAGTGTTAGTCAGATTGCTTGTGATACTAAACTGACTGGTTGTCAAGTTATCAATGCAATTACTTCTGGTAATGCGCAATTGGCTTCACAACTGGCAAGTTGCTGCTGTGATGTAAGAGAATCTATCGCAGGTGTAAATAATAACATTACTAAGATGGGTTATGAAAACCAGTTAGCTAACTGCAACCAAACTAATACATTGCAGAACGCTATTACATCTGGATTCAACAGCTTGATGTCTGATAACGCATCTAAGTTCAATATAATCGGAGCAAAAATAGACGCTCAGACGTAGATAATCAATGATAAATTCTGTCAGCTTGAAATGCGTGAAATGCAGAACAAGATTGATAGCTTACGTGAAGACAAGGCTGCATTGCAGTTGTCCGCTTCACAACAGGCTCAGACAGCTAATATCGTTAATCAGATTAGACCTTGTCCGGTTCCTGCATATTTAACATGCAACCCTTATGGCTGCAACGGTGGTTTCACTGGTTACGGTTTTAATGGTTACGGCTATAACGACGGTTGTGGCTGTGGATATTAAGAAAGGAGGTAATTATGTTTTTTACCTTTAACCCATATCCATTTAGTAGAAGCAATGTAAGAACGATTGATAATTTTGGTATACCGTCATTAAGAACAATCTATGTTACTACTGATACTACCAATAATACTGTTACTTACGGTATCTGTCCTAGAATATGGAGACAGCTTCCTTGTGAAGGAATGTTCCTATTAAATATAGTAAACACTCCCGCTACTACAGTAACAGCAGCTTCTCTAGTAAGTATTGATACTACTAGAACAGCCAATCAGGTAAATCCTACTACAACTACTTCTACAGGAGCAAGAGCTCTAATCAACGGCTCAGGTGATCAGATGGTTACAGAAGAAATTTCTACAGGTAATAGATATTTAATCTATTATAACAAAGCTAATGGAATATTCCAAACTGTAAATCACATCGTATTACCAGCTGCTGCAAATACTTAATTTTAACAAGGGCTCTTCGGAGCCCTTAAACGAATACTTATTATGATAACATTCTCACAACTAAGTATAGGTGACCCTATATACGTATTAGAAATTATAGGTACATTCAAAAAGAGTACTAATTACTTTGCTGGTAATATAGTAAGTGTATCTAAAGTATATGATGAACCGCTACCACCTTAGTAGTTTCCAATGCCTAATCAGAGTAGAAAAAGATTAGTTGACATAGTTATAAGTTGTGGCGGTGAACAGAAGAAGCTAACAGTAGAAGAAGGTAAATCATTGATTAATGATACTCAATTAGGTCTTACTGTAGCTACAGATAAACAACATATAGTCAACATGGTTAAGTCTAGTTACAATGAATACAAAGCAAAGAAAGAAGCTGTTGCTAGGTATGATGAAGAAATGACAAAATGTGAAGCTATACTTAAGTAGTTAGACTATACAGAGAAAGAACCTGAAAAGGAAGATCCTAGAATATAGGAACTACAAGATTAGGTTAAAGAACTTAAAGATTTAATAAAGCAGGCAAGTAATATGGTTCCACCTTAGATGAAACAGATGTTACCATAGAACATACAGAATGCAATGAATGAGGCTAGTTAATACTAGCCTTTTTTATTTTAAGACGTTTAGATAAACGCTATTATATTAGTCGATCAGTTGTACTACCTAACCCATAAAAGGGCTTAGAGAAGCTTAAAATACGTTATAAGTATATTTAATAAATAATGCATTATGAAATTAAATACCTTAAATACTATTATTGACGATATTCTACTTGAATTGCGCAATAGTTCTGTAGCTGAGTCAGAACATATAAGTAGAATATAGATCGAACAATGGATAGCTAATTATCGAGCTGTACTCATAAAGCAAGATATAGATAAAGGTAGAGATATTAATCCAATGTACATCTAGACTATGCCATGTATACACTTAGATAAAGTAGATACTGTGGCTGGTAAGATAGAGTATAAGAGTAATATAGAACTACCTAAACTAATAGACTTCCATTTCAGGACTGGTTTAGTATATGTTAAAGACATGTATGGTAACCTTATTCAGCTAGGTCATGAAACTAAAATGAAATATCAAAGATACAGAAAGTATACCTGTGGTGATTACATAGCTTATATTAAGAACAACAGGTTGTACATCGAAGGTAGTGACAATCAACTAGAATGGGTAGAGATAGGAATCATAGCAGAGAATCCAGCAGACTTAAATGAGTGCTTTGATCCTGATAGTGAGTATCCTGTACCTGCACATATGATACCGGTTATTAAAGATATGATCTTTAGTAAAGAGTTAAATATCATGCATCAGATGCCTAGTGATGAAACTAATAACTCTAGAGATGATATGTAGAACATTAATGTTAGATAGCAATGAAGAAATCGTATACTATAACAGACTTCTATGAGTTCTACTTATCTTAGATCGAGAGAAATACTGTATATGATGTTGATTACAAAACATACAGACATATAGTTGAAGATTACTTTAAGTATATAGTAGAGGAAGTTATGGATAACAGCAGAGAGTTTAAACTTCCATGTAGACTTGGTAATCTAAGTATAGTTAAGAGATAGCCTAAGAACTTTGATAACAAGAGCTTAAGAATAGATTATCACGAAAGTAAGATACAAGGTAAGCCTATTTACTTTATTAATGAACACAGTAATTACTATAAGTTTAGATTCCTGTGGAGTAAGAAGGATTGTTTACTTACTAATAAGACAAAGTATTAGTTCGTAGCTTCAAGAGCTAATAAGAGAAGGCTAGCATAGATAATTAAGAATAGAGAACACGATTACATGACACTCAAATAACGGTTATGATAGATAATAAATTAGTTAGTTCTAAGGCTGTGTTAGCTAAAATCATAGCCGACTTAGATCTTAAAGAAGATGAAATAAGAATAACAGATGTACGCGAATGGATAGGAGAAGCCATGGAAAAGATTGGAGCTGTTCAATAGTTAGAACACAAAGTAGCTAATCTGAAGATATGTGACTATCAAGCTAAACTACCGTGTGATCTGTATAGATTAAATCAAGTTGCATTCTCATTTGAGAATAGTTGTGGTTGGTTACCAATGAGAAAGGTGACTAACTCTTTTGGTATATATAAGAAGTGTGGAGAATGTGATCCTAAGATGTTGATACAAGATAATGCTTTACTTCCACTAGTAAAGAATATCTTTAACTTAGATAATGATAAGGATGCATTAGAGATACTCAACAGTGATTAGAACATTAAACAAACACTTAGTGCTTTAGTAAATCAGTATACTGTACCTAGTAACAATGGTAGACTTATAGTAGGTAATCCTGCTACATTCAATACTAGCCTACAGTACTCTACTAAACCGGGTTACATTACAGTTAATGTACCATGTGGTTGGGTTAAAGTATCTTATCACGCTATACCTACTGATGAAGATAGTATGCCTATGATACCAGATATACCTTCATACTTTGAAGCTATCTTCTGGTATGTAGCAATGAAGATGTCCTATCCTAAATATTTGAAAGGACAACTTAGTTAGAACATATACTATGATATGAGAAGCTCGTGGAACTTCTATCGTAAGCAAGCTTATGCAGAAGCCATGATGCCTACTGTAGATGAACTAGAAACTATCAAGAACGTATGGCATAAACCATATACTGAATTCAGAGATCATGATACTTTCTTTGAAACTACAGGAGATGAACAAATATTATATAACTGGAATAGACCATGAGTAATACATTACAGACAAATACATTTACAGGAGGATTGAACCTAGATGCTGACATTACTATGGTTCCTAATAACTAGTATCGTTATGCTGAGAATGTTCGCGTTATAACCGATACTGATGGGAGCACTGGTGTACTGTAGAACATACAGGATGTAAAGTTAGTAGAAGGAGGAGACTTTCTGTTCTATGATGAAAAGATACTAGCTACTACTACTATAGATAAGTATGGGATTATTATTACTGTAGATGATGCTCATGTAAATAGAATTCATAGAGTAGATAACTATGATAACCCGCCTCTGAAACACACTATAGTAGTAAAAGGTAAGCTGGGTTATACTGTAGATTCTAACATTAAGATAGTAGCTAATTACGAATCAGAAGGAATTATTAAACTATACATAGCTTGTCCAGAGTAGATCATAAAGACTCTTAACATAATGGATGATAAGTATGTATATGTATCTGGTAAAGAGAATTCATATCTTGATAGTGCAGGTAATCTGAAGAATCCTAGCCTACTAGATATACAGATTTCTGCTTTACTTACTCAACCTGAAGTAACATCATTAGGTGGTGGTCAGTTAAAAACAGGTATGGTACAGTATTCATATCAGTTATTCAATGCTCGTGGTTCTAGTACTAACTTCTCTCCAGTAAGTAATGCTATACACCTTACTACTAGCAATGTGTCAACAGGCTAGCAGCAATACATGGGTGCTAATAAAGATCTTAACTCTGGTAAGAGTGTTAACTTTACTGTTAGGCTTAATGATATACCTGAAGGTTTGTTTGATAGTATTAGACTGATACGTATACATTACAGTGATTATACAGAGGATCCTATCATAGAAGTATTCCAAGAAGCTACTATATCTGCTTCTATTAAAGAATACAGCTTCACCGATGTTGGTGGAACTGCTCTTAATACTTTAACTATAGAAGAGTTTAACAAGACACAGGAATCATCATTTGCAGCTGCAACTATAGAAGCTAAGGATAACATCTTATTCGCTGCTAATATAACTGAAGCTACATGGAAACCTGATTACGATGCTAGAGCTTATCGTTTTACTTCTAATGATAGATTAATACTTAAAGGAGCTAGCTCTGATTAGAATATAGATGTTACTTTATCTAACTCTACCTTGAACTCTTACTTAAGAGATATACCAGAAGATCATGACTGTATAAACCCATATAACTTGACAGACTATGCAATGAGTGCAGCTAATGTAACCAAATATAAATTTGGTACTACTGTACTTGGAGGTACTGGTCTGAACATAGACTACGAGTTTATTACTACTGATATTACTCTAGACGAACAGTATCAAGATACTTTATCTATAACTACTAATGTTACTAAAGATAATACCATTCGTATAAACAAACTAGATGGCTCTCTAGTAGAAACCGTCACTTTAGGTAGTGCATCTGATAGTAGATTTAAGAACTACGCTGATCCATACTTTGCTTCTAAGTATAGAAGCCATCATAGAGATGAAATATACAGATATGGTATAGTATTCTTTAATGATAAGAATATTGCTACTCCTGTATATTGGATTGGTGATATTAAGTTTCCACATTGTTATGAAGCATGTCCTTGGTATGTAGATAACCAATCATTGAAAGGAAAGCCAATAGGTATTAGGTTCAATGTTAAGAACTATCCTGATGGTGCACACACATATCAGATAGTAAGATGCAAGAGAACTAAGGAAGATAGAACTGTATTAACACAAGCTGTAGTATCAGCCACTGTATCGTATCCGTATCACTCTGTTAGAGATGCTGAGTATGATATAGCATCTGAAAATACTAGACGTCCTTACACATTCTTAGGTAACTCATATCAGAAGAATGGCTTCCATGTTACTGTTACTGGTTTTGTTTATAAATGGTTGCTAGGAGAAAGAGTAGATAGTAGTATAGTAACTCTGATAAGTCCTGAAATAGACATGAACAAAGATGATATGGCTGCTAGTATTAAAGGATGTACAGGTGACTTGTGTATGTATTTGGATCCTAGAACTAACAGAGTAGTAAATGTTGGTGATAGGAATTACTATGGCGCTTATATTTCTTCCGACAGAACTCAATTAATAGTAGAGCATACGCAGGTGAGTGGAGAGATGAAATCTCAGAAGAGTGATAAGTATTAGTTTAGAGCTGGTGATTTGGTATCAAGTTCTGATGATTATAATAACATGTTCCTTATATCAATAGATGGTACCATGCAACTAGGACATCAGTTTAATGGTATAACTAATATGATTGGTAAGCGTTATGTAGCTCATTATACTGGTCTAAGTAATAGTGTAAGAGGTAAGTTTGACATACTTGAGGTTACTAACCCTATGATTATGCAAGCTCTAGAATGGAACGATGCTGTATCTAGACATTCATCCATTGCTGGAAAGACATACCTAAATGCTTCAGTATCACATAACCAAGATCAAGATAATGGAACTAATGCTAATAAGACTGGTTACTTTGGTAACTGCTTAGTAATAAATAGAAGTAATAACAACATAGGTGTACCTAATAATATTAGTACAGATATGTCTACTTCTAATAACTTATCTACTAAAGCTAACTCTGGAGTAGCTTCTGCTATACAGCAGTTCAACTATACTCCATTCACTACACCTGTAGTAAACATTAAGACTACTAATATACCTTATGGTGGCAATACTTATAACGCTCGTAGTAACTCTATATATATAAGTACTTACAGTAGCCACTTAATAGAGAACGAATCTAGTAGTTATATTAATGTGTTTGGTGGTGATACTTACTTAGGAGTACTGGATAACAAGACTGTGATTTATATTCCACAGCTTACAGGAGATAAACAATGTCCAGATACTTACTGTGGTATATCTATATCAGATTACATTCCATTTGAAACTACTATCAATATGGCTCTAATGTATGGTCAATCAGCATCTAGAGTTGCAAGTGGCGGATTAGATTACGTTGATCCATATCTAGGTATAACCGCTGCTGGTGGATCGTATGGAGGTCATAGTCAAGAGAAACCATATTATGCATATAATGATGCATACAGTATCCAACCTGATGCATAGATGTATGCAGTAGATTCTACTTACTCTATAAGTAATCTTAAGTCTGGTAATCGAATCAGATATTCTGGTACTAAGACAGCTAATGAAATAACAGATAGTTGGACTAGTTTCAAAGCTGCTGATTACTTAGATGTAGATTCATCTCACGGAGATATAACTAATCTAAAGAACTTCAATGATTAGTTATTATTCTGGTAGAAGGATGCTGTAGGTATAGCTGCTGTTAGAGATAGATCTTTGATTACAGATAACGATCAAGCATCACTAGTATTAGGTACTGGTGGAGTACTAGATAGATATGATTATGTAACTACTTCTAATGGTTCTGATACACCTAATGATAAGAGTATCATTGGTACTCCTAGTGGTTTGTATTGGTATGATGATAGTAAGAATGAAGTATGTTCATATACTAATCAAGTACAGAAGTTATCTAAAGCGAAGAGCGTACAATCATGGTTTAACGATAATACTAAGAAAGCTAAAGTAAGTATATACGATCCTAAGTTCAATGAAGTACAGATGGGATTTGAGGATAAGGATCTAGTGTACAATGAATAGTTACAGCAGTTTTCATCATTCTATACACTTAATCCAGATAACTGCTTGGCATTCCCAGATAGACTCTTGTATATCAAAGACTAGATGATACAAGAAAATGCAGATTTTCCGTTAAATAAGATGCGTTCTAAGTTATAGATTATAGTTAATAAGGATCCATTACTTACTAAAACTTATGATAATGTATTCTTTAGTGGAGAGTTCGATAATGTTCAAGAGATGATGTAGGATATTAAGTTTACTACTAAGACTCAAGAAGGAACTATCTTCAAAGATGATACTGAAGTAAGTAATCCGATAGAACAAAGAGAAGATACATATAGATTTGCTGTGGGTAGAGAGAAAGAAAGTAAAGATGATATGTCATTACCGGGTAGAATGAAAGGTAAATACATGATATGTGATTACTTAATTAACTGTGACAATCAGCGTAACTTCAAACTCCCTAATATTAACACAACATATAGATATTCATTAGTATGAGAAAAGTAAATAAAAAGAATTGTTTTTCAGGAGGTGGTACTTCTTATAACCCACAGACACTACAGTCCCCGTATCTATAGACGGATTTCAGTAAACAATTACCTACACAATTAACAGCTCCAGCATCTGTACAGCAATATGCACCTGGTAACTATAACCCTGGTAGTTCTGCTAATCCGTTATTTGGTTCTAAAGTATAGAACTTATTTGGTGGAGCTAGTGCAGGTGGTCAAGGAATAGGAGGTATAGGTCAAGCTGGAGATGCTATTAACTCTATGATAGGTAATGTAACTGCTCCTGCTACAGCTACTACTAAAGGAGAAGCTAACATGCAAACTGTAACTAATACAATCGGCGGGGCAGCTAAGGGAGCAGCAGCCGGATTTGCAGTTGGTGGACCAGTAGGAGCAATAGTTGGTGGAGTTGCTGGTTTAGCATCTGGTATAACAGGTAATAAAGGTAAAGTAAATCTACAATCTAATCCATACGATGATAATATTACTGTTAATTACGGTACTGGTATCAGAGGTGGAAAAAAGAATAGAAGAAAGATAGAGAGACAAAGAGATCAAGCTATAGCTAATGCTAGAAGTAATTAGGCTAGTTTAGCTATGGGTTATTAGAATGAATAGGAATTCTATCAAGACTACGATACAGATATACAGACAATGGCTTACGGAGGTACAGCTAGTAGTTTAGCGTATGTAGATGATGGAGAGGTACTCAATACTCCACAAGGAGATATAGTTAATGTACCAGAAGAAGGTAAACCAACAGATAGTAATTTGGTTAACTTACCAGAAGGTACTAGAATACTTAGTGATAAGAGAAAAGTACCGGGAAGTAAAGAAACGTTTGCACAGATGGGTAAAAGATTAATGTCTAAGAAAACAAGTAAGTCTAAAGATAAGTATGCAGAGAATGCAGCTATGTTAAATTAGATGCATGACTAGATGATATACGATAGACTGTTTGCTATACAAGAAGGAACTAAGAAGAGTAATAGCAAGGTATAGAAGTTTGATGGTGGAGGTATAGTTACCGCTAATAATAAAGGGAGAATGGTATAGGTTTCAGATAGATTATACAGACCTTGGAACTATTGGGAAGATGTATATGAAAGTAACCAGTATGTACCAGGAACTACGCAACAACCAGCATCTAAAACTCAACCGAATGCACCTGCTTCTACTACTACAACTGTCAACGATAATAGACCTAGTGGACCTATTTCTATAAATGATATAGTTAAGGCTTCCGACAATACAGTAAATACAGGAGAATGGCGTGGAGGTATACCATACTGGTTGTTATCTGCTACAGGTCCAGCTACCGCACAACCTACTAACACTAGAACGGTAGTGTCTACTGCTAAACCAACTGCTACTGCTAGTAGTCAAGGTACTAAACAACGTAGTAAAGCATCTGTTGCTAGCAGACCTACTACTAACACTAGAACGGTAGAACCGATATAGAACACATTGGACCTTAGTGGAGAAACACAAGCAAGAGTACCATATGAAACAGCTCCGTACATATCTTCTACTTCTAGTACTTCTACTCCTGCTACATCTAATCCTATAGTCACTAGTACTCCTAGTAATGATTGGGGTTCTGGGATAGTGAATCTATTCACAGATGTTGCAGCTTTAGCCCCTACTATATCTAATATGTATGCAAAGCCAGAGTCTTTCAATGCAGTATACAATCCATATGAATCACAGATAAATCAGACAATGGCTAATCGTAGATTTGACATTAGTCCAGCTAAAAGAACTATCCGTGAGAATAGAACAATTAGTAACTATAATGCAGCTAATTACAATCCTAATACTGGAGCTAATCTAGCGTATAGAATTCAGAGTCAGGTTGCAGCTAACAAAGCTATATCCGATTTATATTCTACAGCTAGTAATGTTAATAACCAGTATAAAGCAGATTATGCTAGTACTTTGAATAGTTTAGGACAGCAAAGAGTTAATGCTACTAACATGGCAGTAGATATGAATGCTAGAAGCAGAGCTGCTGCTAGAAACATTCAGAGAACAGCTTTGAGTCAATTGAGTCAGTACGCACAGAACAAACAACTTATGAAGAATCAGAAGTCTAGAGATATGGCTATGTTAGAAATGTATGGACCATTCTTGGAAGCTGGTTATAAGTCAGGAGATTATGCATCATTCATGAAACAATTTAGAAAGGGATAATATGGCAGCAAATATGTACGATCAAGCCGCGTAGGCTTAGTTTATTAATACTTATGTGCCTATTAATTTTGGAGAATTATATAGAATAGGTGCGGCACAAAAACAAGCAGTAGATCAAGCAGCAGAACAATTTACTACACAGTTACAGAAGTTTGGAGAATTTAGATCACCTTCCAGAGTAGATACAGAAAATTATTACAATATGACTATTGGCAGAGAAGACTTTCAGAATGCCATTAATCAAATGGTATCTAATCCCGACTATATGAAGGACGCTAGTAATAGAGCTAAACTACAATCATTAATAAATAGTGTAGATTATGCTGCTCTGTCTCAGTTGAAGGAAAGTGCAGACTATTAGAGAATGGGTCTACAGACGAGAGCTAAGATGAAAGCAGAAGGTAGGCTCAAAGACAGCTGGGACAAGTCAGATATAGCTAACTATGATACTCTAGGTACTGGTAAAATATTTGATGATATTACTCCAGTAGCTTATATGAATCTGAATGAACTTAGTACTCCTTACTTTAATGATCTGAAACCGGGTTTCTTGGGTACGGATTATGTGAATGGTACTAGATATGTAGTAACTGGTAATAATATGGAAGATCTTATGGCAGTAGCTACAGCTAAGTTTAATGATTTAATTGATACTCCTCAGGGTCAGAAGTACTTTGAAGAGTATTTAGCTATGAATAACGGTGATGCAAATGCCGCCAAATCTCAATTCATTAATGCAGTAGCTCAATCACAGATTGATAGAACTCGCAGACCTAAGTATGATGTAGATCCTGCTTTCATAGAACAGTTGAGATATAGTTTAAAGGCGAAGGCTGCTGGAGCTTCAAAAGCAAGCCAAGTATTGCCAGACTTATCTAGAATACTAGCTACTACTACTGTGCAAAATAACTTAGCTACTCTTGGAGGTTTAACTCCTGAAGAAAGATCAGCAGTTGCTAGTGGACAAGCTAATTCTGAAGTATATCAGAAAGCAAGTAGAAATATGAGTAATAATCTCAAGACAGCGTGGAATAGCTTGAGTAAAGCTTCTGGAATAAATAGTGCTTCTAGAAAACTATTAGATATGATTAGTCAACCTCTATCTAAAGAAGTAGACACTAGCCTACTTGTAGAAGGTGGTGGAGAAGTTTTAGGTAAAGATGCAAAGCTTACCAATAGTACAGCTAGTATGACACTCGGTGCAGATATGACGTTTGGATTACTTGGATATGAGAATGGAGCTCTAGGTTATGCAATGAGTAACATGCAGAATGCTTCAGATGAAAAACAAAAGAGAGCATGGAAAGACAGATCTGTAGCAATGGCTACTATTCAACAAGCTTGGTACAACGACCAATTTAGAGACGTTATTGTTAAAGGATCTGGTCAAGTACTTAGTGACAATAATGAAGTATACCACAAACGTAAAGTATACATACCTATAGATCAGTTAAGAAACATCGGCTTTGAATCAATTAGTAAAGGAGACTTCTCTAAGTTAATAGGTAGTAAAGTAGTATCTCTAGGAGATAATATAGATAAACAGTAGATAGAGATCAAACAAGAATATGATCCAGAAACTGGAGAGGTATTAAAAGGAGAAACTACTAAGAAGTTAACTAGAAAGAAACTAGATGATTCCGATCTGTATGTAGAGTTTGATGCTACTTATCCTCTACAGATAGGTAATAATGAAGCTACTATTACCAGAAATGCCAATTACGAACGACAAGTCAGAACACTTGGAACTAAAGAAAAATATTCATAGGCAGAAGATTCAGCTAACAGATATCTAAGATAATATGGAAGATAACAAATTCATGGTAGGCGCTCCCAAAATGAACGCCATGACTTATGGTTCTATGGATACCGTACAAAATATACCTACTACTTCTGAGAGGAAATAGTAGGTATAGGAGTATGATTATGATATACCTTCTAACTTAGCAGATATATATACTAGAAAAGGCAGTACTGAGACTCCAGAAGAGAAAAGCAACGATTATAACTGGTCTAAGATACTTAATGTTGCTACAGGTATTGCTCTTACTCCTAATGCAGGTATTGCAATAAAAGGAGGTTACGATATATATAATAGCCAGTTAGGTCAATCTGTTGTAGAGAAAGCAGTAGAAACAAATATCAGATCCTTAGAAGGTGATTTAGCTAGAAAAGAACTACGTACTATGCAAAGTATAGAGTTCTTGAAAGACTATGAAGAGAAACTACAAAGATTAAATCAGATACAAAGTACAGGAGAAGGTGATCCATAGGAAGCAACTCAGTTATAGACGTATTTGGATCAGAATGCTTAGACTTATGAGTTACTGATAAGAGGTAACAGTAAGTTAGCTCCTCTGTACTACGATGGATTTGAAACAAACAGTATTACCGGAGAGAAAACAACTTCCATAGGGTTGCAAGTGGATCCTAAGAAAGTACCATTATGGGATAGACTTATGCTTAGTATATCTACTATGTTTGATAATAAAGCTGAGGCATACGAGGAGTACGTTAAAACTGGTTATGGTGATGCTGTATTAAATATCAAGCCTAAAGAAAGTGTATGGAATAATCCTGATAGAACTGGTATTATAAACAGTTTGCAGAAATTATATGATGATAGTATAACATCTCAAGAACTTAAGGTACAAAAAATTAAAGATAGACAAGGTATCTTAAAAGAAGGTAGCTGGTTCTTTGATCCTAATCAAATATCTCCAGAGTTTAGAGAAAGAGTAAATAATAATGAGTTTGCTTGGGGAGATCTAGAATCTTATCCTTACGCAATACCACAGTTAGGTTCTTCTTTAGGAGAAATTGCTTCTACTGTAGAAACTGCTACTCTTGGTAGATTAGTAAGTATGGCTGCAAAATCTGCTGCTAAAAGAGGAAATCCCTATTCAGCTGCTTTGTTAGCTATTGGGGAATTTGGTTTAAATGCAGCTAACAGTTATTATCAACGTACTCAAGAAACTAATGCTGAAGTATTTGATGCTTACTTGAATAACATAGTAAATCAAATGGATTCAGGTAATCTGGACGTAGATAGAATATTAGACCAAGGTATTGAGAAACTATAGGCTAGGGGAATTAATACAGATGAAATGACCATGCCGCAGATTCTTGAAGATATGCTTCTGTATAATATCAAGACTGATGATCCTAACTTTGAGAATATCAAACTTAGTGCATACAATGGTCTGGATAATATCTTTACTTCTAACATGGCTTTAGGAGTATGGGATGCCATGGATATGGCTTTATACTCTTATGGAGGTAAGCTTGCTGTGAAATCAGCAAAAGAGTTACTTAAACAAGGAGGTAAAGGCTTAGCAAAAGTCACTGGACTTACTAAGGTTGCGAATATAGCTGATAAGTTTATAGATAACAGAATAAACAAAGCTCTATACAGAATGGCTTCTAAAGATGTATTTAAAGCCAATAAGTATAGAGACGTACTTAATACTGTAGTAGGTTTAGGTACTAAACTTGGAGTAACCGCATTCGGAGAGGGTACAGAAGAAGGACAGCAGTACTTAATTCAAAGAGATTACGAATTAAGTTCTAAGTATGATCCTAAGAAGATGACATTGCTGGATGCATTCTTTAAGAACTTCCAATATGGTGCAGAAGCTAATATGGCTCTGATGGGTTTACATCCTGATGAAGCTTTAAACAATGACAAAGAACTAGAGCAGAACATGAAAGTCGGTGCTCTTATAGGTTTGTTAATGGGTGGTGCTGGTACTACTATATCTGACGGTCATCAACTTATTAGAGATGTGAAATCTAATAAGATGTTACGTAACATGGCTGCTTATGACATTAGTAATAAAGAAGAAGATGTTAAAGTAGACAGATGGTATAATGCAGTAAAGAAGGGTTATACTCAAGATGTGATTCAGAATCTTCAAGACATTAGAGATAGATTTACTCCAGAAGGTCTTACTCAAGAAGATATAGATGAAGACATTAAGAAAGCTAGACAGTTAGAGAGTATATACTATAATCCTAATGTATCTGAGAACTTAGAGCAGTTAGGAATTAAAGTAGGCAGTGAAGAGCATAAAACGTTTGCTAAGAATGCAATGAAGGCATACGACTTGGAACGTGTATTTAACTCTCAAGCTAAGGAAGCTAATAAGAAACTTGCTGAAAAAGTAAATCAAATATATAGTTCTGATGAGTTTAGAAACTCAGTGGATGAGTATTGGGATAATTTGTCTGATGCAGAAAGAGAAGCATGGGGAGTTAAAGAGAACCTAATTAGCATAGTAAGAGATGCTCAGTAGACATTCACTACTCTTAATGTTTTGAATAAGCTGAAGAGACAGCTCAAAGACATGCAATCCTTTATTGCTCAAGCAAAGAAGAACGGTTTAGATGTTAGTGATGAAAATATAGCTTCTGTAGTATATCACATTAATCGTAAACAGAAATAGTTAGAAGATGCTACTAAGAAGGATAAGTAGATGTTCAAATAGCTTAAAGATATATTTGGAATCAATACTGATCCAGAACTAGAACAATTGATAGCTGATGAAAACATACTTGTTGGATTACTTAGTAAGGCTGTAAACAGACGTGCTGCATATCAGAATGGAGTAGTACTCAGAACTGATATGAACAGACGTGCTGACTTCAACATTCGTAACTGGTCACAATTATCAGAACAGGAACAACAAGAAGTACGTGATAGATATACAAAGGAAGCGCAGGACAACGGTCAGGAAGCTCCTAGCGATAGATCTATAATTGCTAGATATAATAGAGACGTACAGCAAAATGATATTATAGACGAGTCTGTAAATGCTGCTAGAAAGTATGCTAATGATATTATTAAGGCAGATCTTGATAGATATACTTAGAATGACAGATCTTATAGTGAAGTAAGCGAAATAGAAGATGCTCAGAATGAGGATACACAAGATACTCAGACGACATCAGAAGAAGAGCCTGACTTTACTCCAACTGGAGAAGGAGATAACTCTGGATCTCAGATAGCATCAACTGATTTAGATGTTAAGTAGAGAGAAGAAGAAACTAGTCTGGTGGAGGATGTATACACTGAATCTGAAGAAGATAAATTAACTGCTAAGGATGAAGAGACTGGAGACATAGAAGAAATGGATATAAGTGATCTGGTTACTGTAGCAGATGATGCGGAAGATGTCTCAAACGAGAGAACTGTTGATGATATAACTGAAGAGGAGATAACTAGAGATACTAAAGATGACTTTGGTTTAACATCTGATGATAATCCTTTCTTAGATCCTCAAACAGAACCTGAGATTCCAGATGCTATAAAAGCTACTATGATAGAAGATCAACCAGAAGAACTTCCTTTCATTGATCCTGTGGCTCTAGAAAGATCAGCAAACAAGGCATTTCCTGATGCAGAGGACTACTTTATAGATAATCAAGGTAGAATGTTCTTGAATGGTAAAGAGGTTACTAAAGAACAGATTGAGAAAGAGAATCTAGCTGAACAATACTCTGATGATTCTACTAAGACTCTATCAGAAAAAGCTAATGAACAGGAGAAAGAGAAGGGTATAGTACCAGGTCTTTCGTCTTCTACTAGCATAATGAATAGTTGGTTAGTAGGAAGAACATTGTTCTATAGACCAGATGCTACTAAGCCTATGGATCTTCCATTCAAAGTAAAAGGAGCAAAGAATATACACTCAGGAAAGGAGTTAGGAGAGGCTATGGGTGACCCTAATTTCTTATCTGATGCTAAGGTATACTTTGTTCCGGGACCCACTATGTCCTCAAATGAAGCTGCTTTTGATCCTAATGATCCTACTACATACAGAAATGCAGCCGTATACATGATCATAGACAAGAATGGAGAGATATATGCCGCAGCATATAGAAGCAACGCTAAAGCTGCAATCGACTATCAACACAGACTAGGTAGTGTACCTAAAGAGTCTAAAGCTGCTGAAGACTTAAATACTCTTGCTGCTCAAAAAGAAAAGATAGTATCTTTCTACTTAGAGAAATGTAAAAAAGACAAGAATGGAAAATATGTACTACCAGAGGAAGGGCTTACTCATGTAGTACCTACTCAAGTAAATGTATCTAATGGTACATTTAATAACCAAAAAGATGGTAATAAACCTATCTTCAGAAAGTTATCTGAATGTAAAACATTCCAGATTCCTTTGGATCCCAATAAGATACTGACTGAATGTACGTTTGGTTATGGAGTTGGTGGTATTCAAGTAGGTTATAAGGCGGATCCGTTTGCTATCAAACAGTTAGGTACTGATGAAGTATTAGCTAGTAGTGGAGGATTTGCCGGTAAGATGGCTATATTTCCAAAGCCTTCTGCTACTCCAAGAGGTAGATATACTGTTCCAGTATACTTGAGTGAAAAATTCTTTAGAGACGAAAGTATTAAGAAACCTTCTGACATTAAGTTGAGAAGTCACGATGAAGCTGGAAATCCTACTCCTAATGGATCGTATTCTAACTTTATGGAATATGTACTTGATTTGATTACAGATGGTGATCCGTATGGAGTATTACCATTAATAGTTAATCAAGGTGAGAAAACACGTCTATCAGCTAAGAAATAGGAAGAAGTACAGTTCCTAGCTAAAAAGCAATTAGGCTTTGATCCTGAAACAGAATTGTTCTACTTTGCTAGTCCTAGAAGTGATAGAAATGGTCTATACTTTAGGACTGATGTACCATTAAGTGAAGTAAAGACTAACCCAATTGCTAGGAAGGCTATCTTATGGTATATGATGTAGAACTACCACTGGAACATGGATAAGAACGTTCTCAGTCAATCTTTACCAGAAAGACTTAGAGATCTTGCTGTTCGCGTACTTAAACCTGGAGATGAAAAACTAGTACTATATCCTGGGGAGCTTGAGTTTACTTTAGCTGAATTGGGCATCTCAGAGAAAGAAGGTAAATTAGTAAAAGATAAGGTTGCTCCACCAGCAATAGCTTGGGCAGTTAATAGTGGCAAACTGTTAACTGATATGGGTGACTATGCTTTTAGAGATGGCTTCATATATGCGGAAGACATAACTGTGAATGAAGCTCAAACTCCAGTATCAGTATCTACTGAACCGGTTAGTGTAGCACAACCTGTTGAGACTAAACCAGAACCAGTAAAAGAACCGGAAGTACAGCCTGAGAAACCAGTAGAGGAAAAGGTAGAAGAACAACCCAAAGTAAAACCTACTTCTGAGAATCGTCAGAGTAGAAGAGCTAAAGCTCAAGAGTTGGTTAAATCCCTTAAACAACCTGATGCTAGTGCCCCTAAAGTAGCTAGATATATGACTAGTGAGGAACGCGAACAATTTGCCGCTTCTCTTGGTCAGAAAGTATCTAAGGAAAACTTCGTATACTTATATGATTTAGATGGTAAACCTCAGATGTTTATCAAATCCATGTTAGAGAAGGTATTCAAAGAAGTTGGATTAGAACCTACTTTCTATGTTACTGGTATGTATTCTACTGAGGAGAATGAAGTAAATAGAATATCTCAAGACTTACGTGAAGCTAAATCTTGGTTGATGGATAAACTAGGTTTATCTGTAGACCAAGTAATGATATTCAATGGAATAATGAGAGCCGCTTCCAATGGTCCTAGAGTATATGGTGTTACTAGATTAGCTACTAACGGAATAGGTAATATTATCCTTGGACAAGGTGCTGGAAAAGGTATTCAGTATCATGAAGCTTGGCATTATATAAACCTACTTGTACATTCTCCTAGAGAAAGATAGATCGTATATGATGATTATGTAAAACATCATCCTGAATATAAGAATGCTTCTATAAATGAAGTAGAGGAAGCTATGGCGGAAGACTTCCGTAGCTGGGCTATTGTTCAGAATGCCAAGTGGTATAATATTGGTTATTAGACTATTAAGCTATTTAGAGCCATAAAAGACTTTGTTAAGTCTATGTTCAATATATCCGATAGTCTCTACACTACCATATATAAAGGTATAAACAAAGGAAGATATTCTCAATATGAACTTAACTCTGTATCTATGGAGGAATTCCACAAAGCATTTACAGATAATGGTACATTCTTCTCTATACCGGGAGTACCTCAAGACAGATTGAAGAATATGCCTTCTATCATTAATCCAGATGTATTTTATAATGTATTAGACTCACTTACCAGTACGTTGTTATCTGTGTTTAATGTTAGACAAGCATCTGATATATCTAAGTTAACAGAGAATCTAGATTATATTCCTTCTATTATCGAAGGAAATATGATGGCTGGTCTTACTCCTGAAGAGAATGAGCAACTTATTGAAGAAGTACTTGATAACTGGGATATTTTCAGAAAAGAAATGGCAGAGCAATTGTCTACTTTGAATATCAAAGCTGAAGAAGTAGAAGTAAATAAGAATGGAGACGTAGATGGTAAGAATAATGACGAAAGATATGATAGAGTTGCTTTTGAATTTTCAAAGAAACTCAATATGTCTTTCAACGCTAAACTATTCTTTTACTCTATTCCTAAGATGGAATATGATAAGAATAAGGAACTAGTGCCTGTGGTGGATCCTATCTTTGGACTCAATATGACTGAATCCTTTGATGTGTCTTGGAATAAAATAATGGAAAACCTATGGGATATTGAAAGATGGGAAGATCTAGAATCTAGATGTTTAAGACTTGGTAATGCCGATCCCTTCTTTAAATCTCTATATAACTACATTAGCGGAGACAATAAACCAGATGAAAACACTTGTACTCAAATTCTTACTACTATTAAAAGTGCTAAAAACGAAATGACTTCTATAGAATTTAAGGAAGCGTTCGAAAAAGCAAATAGTAGAATACAAGATGAAGATTTAGTATTGGATGTAAAAACATCAATGAGAGCTAAAGCTGGTAAATGGCGAATCCTAGACTCCTCTTTACTTAGATTATAGAATAAATATCCTAGACAATGGGGCAAACTATTCTATGTGTCTGGTATGATAGACAAGAGTAATCCTAATAAGTTTGAAATAGACTAGGATAAACTTGAGGATTTGAATGTCGACTTTATGCTAATAAAAGAGAAGATAGATGAAATAGCTGCTCCATTTACTTCTAAGAGACCTAAAGCCATTACATTCACAGAAGATGATATCCGCAAGGCTAGTGTTACAGCAAAAGAGGAATTAGTGAACTGGTTGAACGGAATAGGTATAGACGTAGATATCAAGTCTATAGACTACTTATTATATGGCATAAAGTCAATGAATCCTAAGCTACCTACTATTGAAGGATTCGATAAAATGTATACTTTACTTAATGACTCTAGTAAAGGAAACATTCGTAACCAGATATTAGGCAACTTAGACGCATTATCTAAGGGAGAAACAAAACTATTAAAGCTAAATAATCCGTTCCCTGTAACAGAAGATAGTTTTATATAGAAACTGGCTATTGCTCATGGTAAGTCTCACCCAAACCCATCAGAATTTAGTGTAACTGGTCCTAATAATACTACAGTATACCCGATAACCTAGAATAATTATATGTCTGATAGAATTAGATGGTTTAATACAGATCCTTCAGAAGTATCAAAAACTAGGAAGGCTGTGTATAATCGTCATTCTATACTGTTGTAGGCACTAGAAGACGGATCTAAATTAAGTTTAAGTACCTTTATTGCAGTTCGTAACGAAGACAATAGAACTAGTAGAGATTACTTTTAGATATCTCCAGTAGAGGACTATATATCTAAAATGGTACTTGCTCATAATGATAGAATACTATTACCTACTATGGCAGATAAGAAGACATGGTATTCTATTAGTGGAGTTAAACTGTTCCACGATATGTTGTCTAAATCTAGATTAACTGAAAGACAGACAGATACGGGTATACAGGTTCAATATGTTGATGATCAGATGTATCATTATTCTGATGATACACTACAGACATTTGCAGATTATTTCCTTGATGAATTTAATGCTATAGAACAGTATTACGCAGATAAATCACAAGTAGAATAGAATCCTAATCTTGCTATTGATAATTACCACGGTAAAATAAAGAATGGTAAGATGGATAATATGGGTAATGGAGGGTATTTCAGATACTTCTCTTCCATCAGAATGAGAGGAGAAGATGGAAACTATAAATACATGCCTTTGAACCAGATGATTTATGCTTGGTCAAAATTTGATTATGATAATGATCAAAATCAAATGCCAACTAGACTTAAACAACTTAAAAATACTTTGTTTAGTGATAGAGAAGTATTATTCGATATGATAAATGCAACTCTACAAGATAAAGTATAGGAAGAACTTGATTTCTTAGTGGATAAAGGTATAATCAAAAAGTATGCCAATGGTGAATATGAGAACTTGTTAATACCATCTAACATGCTAGACGATTATCATGAACGTTCTCGTTCACTGCCTAATGGAGATTCTTCTAAGAGAAGTAAGCCTGCTGCACTTTATTCATTAATTGCAAACCATGTAGCTAACTAGATGGTTTCTATCATAGAAGTAGAGAAAGCATTTGTTGGAGATCCAGCTTACTATAAATGGAAACGCGATAAGAAACAACCATGGATAATAGTAGAAAGATCTGTCGACAAAATTAAACGTCTTGGTTCTGTATTGTCTACTGGAGATAACCTTAGAACCTATTGGGGAGACGGAGATCCTAGAAATAACTCTAAGTTTACAGTATTACATATGAGTGACAATGAGGTAGGATCCATCAAATTTGACGAGTACAAAAAGATGTTTACTGCTGCTGAAGTGATGAAACATATTCAAAGAACTAACCCAAATATAGACCAGAAACGACTGGTTAATATGGTTAGTAAAGAGAATATTAACAACACTATGAAAACTCTTAATGCTAAAGTAAAGAAAGCTATAGAGGATTCAGTAGCTAGACAGATTGCTGCATATGGTATTGATGAAAACGGTAGAGGTAGGATAAACCAAGCCGATGCTGCTGTGTACATTAGACCTGCATTGTATAAGAGAATTGTTCAAGCAGTAGGAGAATGGTCACCAGAAGTAGAAAGAGCGTTTGATCTATTGGAAAGTCCTGATGAATCATGGTTGTCAGATCCTAAATTATATGCACAAGCTATAGAGACTCTTATCAAACCATTAAAGATGGTATACTTTGGTAATCATGAACTCACTAAGTTAGGATTGAATGTGCCAGTATTTGATAAGATGGCTATCTTCCCGATGTTCAGAGTGATGGCAAAAGCAGATAACTATCATCTGTACAATCGTATGAACAATGAAGAACTAGGTGCTATTGATATGCTTACTTTTGAATCTGCTGTTAAAGTAGGTGGTAGAAAGAAATTCAAACCATATAAAGATGCATAGAACAGTAGATTTAACTTAGAAGATCTGAATAAACCGTCTACTTCTATAGTAAATGGCGAGACTAACTTCGAGGGTTTAGATTCTGACAATTCTAAATTGCCTACGTATATTCAAGATTTGCGTAATCTTAGATTACAGATGAATACGGATCCACACGAACATACTGATAGATCATTAGGTACTCAGTTTGCTAAAGTAGCACTAAGTAACTTGGTTAAGAGTAGACCATATGGATTAAATAAAGGGGTAGAATATACTGGTAGATAGATTATAGATAATGTGTTTAATTCTATTAACAGATTATCTGATCTAGGAGCACAGAAGATATATGATGAATTTACTGATGATGGAACATTATCTACTAGAAAGTTATCTAACTTCTTAATACGTCAAGCTAAAGATAGTGGATTATCTAGAGATGTAATATCTTCCTTTGAGATAGATGAATCTACTGGTCAAATGCGTGTTCCTCTATCAGCACAGAGTAATAGAAGATTTATCGAAAGTAGAATCATATCGCAGGTAGGAAAGAAAGCTATTGATATTAATACTCCTGGTGGTTCTGCTATCCAGCACGCGTTCTTTGGATTTAAGAACACAACTATAACAGATCAAGAATCTGTAGGTAGAGCATTTAACGATGGTAAAGATCTGAGTCCTTTGAATGAAGACGGTAGTATGGACTGTATGCTTAGTACCAACTTCTTCAGACATGTAGTACCTGCTTCAGTAAGAAAACAAGGTTATACAGCTATCAGAGAATGGTTAATAGAGAAGAATATAATTGGTCAGAATGCTAAGCCATATGCATTAGGTTATCGTATTCCAACGCAGGGTTTATCATCTACCGCATCTCTTAAAGTAACAGATGTACTCCCAGAGTCTATGGGGGATGTTATTGTAGTTCCTAACGACTTTACTGCAATGACCGGTTCTGACTTTGATATTGACAAGTTGTATATAGTTACTGGTTACTATGATAAAGATGGTAATTACTTAGAATGTAATTGGGATGATATAGATAGCAACTCTGAATAGCAATTAGTAAACGGATTAATTGATATGTATCGTATTGCGATATCTGACGATACTAACATAGATCAAACTAAGGCTCCTCTTGATAACCTTACTGAAAAGGTAAAATCAAACATTCTTCCACTAGTAATGGGTACTGCTAAGAATGAAGCTAAACCAATGTATGAGTTACTTCCTTCTTATCAGTTGTTTAAAAAGTTTGAATATACTGGTGGTAAAGACGGTATTGCTCCGTTTGCTCTAGCTTCTACTAATCATGCACTTACTCAAGCACTGAATCTTAGAATGGATTTAGGTGAAGTAGCCGATTTATACGACTTAGGTAATATAAATGATATAACTTCTCAGGACGGTGAAAGAATACTTGACTGGCTATCTGCCATGATTAACGCTCACGTGGACGTTGCTAAAGATCCTTACATCATTAACTTGAATGTTAACTCTGTTACTTATAGTATGACTGAGTTCTTGCTTAGAACAGGTAAGGGAGAAGCTACTTTCTACTTCTTATCGCAGCCTATTTTGAAAGATTTTGCTAACATGATTATCAAGTTAAATGGTCAATACGGTGTAGATCCTCAAGACGTTTCTTATAGCCAGTTAATAGATGATACATTATCCGGTTTAAAAAAGCAGTATATGAGAGAGTTTGCCAACTTTGTTGACTCACAATCTGATGAAAATGTTAAAAAGAAATTAAATCAAGAATGGGCCGGTCTATTAGATTTTGAAAGAAGCCCAGATACTCCTAGACGTGCTGTAGATGTAGAGTTACTTAAAAAAGCACTTACTTCTAATATAGAGGGAAATAGAGATATGAACTTCTATTTGCAACAAGTATTAGTTGCTACAGCATATCAAGACATGTTGCCATACGCAGAAAGACTAACAAAATTAGTTAGATTATCACAAATTGATACTAAGAAATATGGTAATACTCTGGCTCAGTAGGCTAACTATAGTAAATCAGTATTTGATTTTATCAAGAACGATGGTGAATTATTCTATCAAACTGATGATAAAGGTGTAAAAATAGAAGATGAAAATCAAAATGCTTTACTTAACTATTACTCTAATAGCTTCTTGATGAAGAAATTAAAAAATGCGGTAGATATTCCTAGATTTATATTACATCAAGATTTTATTCAAGCTACTGATATGTATGGTGGTTTGTTTAATAATATGATAAACTCTATGATAGGAGAACGAAGTGGAATAAACAAACAATTAGCCATGAAGTTGGATTCCATTGTAGATAGTGTAATTAGAGCTAGAATTGCTAACAGTACTCCAGCTATGCATTTAGAGTAGGGAGAACTAAAGGAAATGGTAATGGGTAATAGAACTGTTCCTAAGAGATTACATCAACTTAAGTATGCCATATATAGAAATATAAATGGTAGATACGATAACTTGCTTAATGGAGATGGATCAATAAGTAATGCTTTCTTAAATTACCTAATTCCAACTCTAGCTACAGACAGTACAGAAGGTGGTATTGATGCAATGTCTTTACTTAATAGTTCTATGGCTAACAGTTCTAATTTTGAGAATAGATTAATTGCATACTTTAGTGACTTGATGTCCAGTGAAGATGCAGCTGTAAGACAATTTGCAAATAGATTAGCATTGTATGCTTACTATACATCTTATGACAATAAGGCTCCAAATACGTTCTCACATTTGATATCTAGTCAGTTTAGAGTTGATTCAGGTTATGCAGATAATATAAGACAAGCTATAGGTGATATGAATACTGGACAATGGTTAGGAAATGTGTTTAATGAAACTATAGACGAACCTACGTTAAGCTCATATCCTTCTATCGCATTAAATATTGCTAGAAACAATGCTTAGGATTCTGAAGTAGTTAAGAATGTAGTTAAACCTAAATCCAATAGATATAATAGTAAGTCGTTTATATATGCTCCATCCCCGTGGACCGATGGTACAGGTACATACCTTATGTCATTCAGTACTAAACCTAGAAAAGACGAAAGAGATTTCTTATCTATTGATTATCCTGTTTACGGAAAGAGAAATACTGTATTATATGTCAAAATAGGTAGACTTGAAGTATACGACAAGGAGAAAGGTAAAAAACTAGGATAGGCTGGACAGACAATATATGCTGCTGTACCTAGATTAGGAATACAGTCCGGATCAAATACAGTAAATGAGTATTATAAAGACGCTTATTCTCTATCTGACTTTGATGAAAATAATATAAGTGTGTTATCCTACAAGTATTTAAATGACTTCTTTAATGATCAATCTAAGTATAAGATGTGGGTTAAAGGAGTAGACAGCAAAAATATAGATATATCACTTATACCAAGTCAATATTTCAACGAACAGTTCAATGCTCATGGATTAGACAGATTAACAGAAGATGTAGATCTATCAGAGAATTCTGCTGATAACACTATCAGTCAAGAAGTAAATGACGAGAAGCCTACTCAACAGAGTGAGAAACCTAAATCTAAAGCAATGGAAACTAAAGAGTTAGATAGAGATATAGCAGCAGAAGCAGGTTTGTTAGATAAAGGTAATTTAATGACTAAAGTAAACCAACAATTACTAATGACAGAAGCAATGATGGAAGCAGTTCCTTATGAAGATCCTAATGCTGGAGTAGAATCATCTGGCGAAGATATATCAGATATGTTTACTTCTGAAGATGATCTTAATGAGGATAATTTCTCAGACGATGCTTATAATAACTGTAAAGGTAAATAATTATGGCAAAAGGAATATGCCCAAACTTAAGTGATCCGCAGATTAAAGCGGAGTTTGATGAGATGGTAGCTGCTCTTGGAGAAAAACAAGCATATGCTATCTGGGACATGAATAATGGTTATAGTTTAGATAAGGCTCCGAATGGGGAGCCTTCTGTACTATTCGCTAGACTATTAGAATATAATAATGATAATAGACAAGCTGCAATACAGGATAAAGCTAAAATATACACCAATTCATTTATAGAGAGATATGGTAATTGGATAGAAGGAGAGAAGTCTGACAAATTCTCTTATGTAGAAGGAGAACCTATTGTTAGTAAGGAATCCTTAAACATATTTGATAAACAAGACTCTCCACTTCAGCAACAATCTATGTCTCAAATAGATGAAGCTATGAAGAAATTTAGAGCTGAACGTTACGATTTTGATAAGACATTAGATACGTTAAGACAGCTGATAACTAATGCTGTACAAGCACGTATTAAGTCTATTTAGAATCGTAAGATAGCTAATAAGACTGCTTTATTAGTTCCATTAGAGCAATAGCTATCTGCCCTTAAGAACCCAAATATCGACTCATTACAGACCATAGTATACTGTTTATCGGATATAAAAAGAACTATGACTCGTCCAGTTAATGCCATACTTACTGCTCAAAAGAATCTTAGAGAAGGTAGAGATAGTGGATTTAGTAATCTAGCATTAATACAGCTCCAATAGGATTACTTCGGTATGTATAATAATGTACTAGAAGAAATTGCTAGAAATGTATTTGATTCTGACATTTATAAAGACATACTTGGAGCATAGAGTTTCGATCAGATGAAGACTATGATATCCAATATGCGTACTCAATTTGCAGCAGCTAGGCAAGGACTTATCGAACTTACTACAGACTTAGCATAGAAGACTATGTTAAAGTATGGTATCAAGGATGAACAAAGCAGAACAGAACTGGAATAGTATGTAGGAGAAGATCTTATTACTACTGAAAATGACGTTAGTTCTCTAATGAGATGGATAGGGTCTGGAGATAAAATGAACGATAAGGCTGCTAGAGTTATGTTCGATATGATAGCAAACACTAATAATAAGACTCGTTTCGCTACTCATAAGTTCGGTAACAAGTTGTTACGTCTATAGAAACAAATATCTCTAGGAGATCAAATGAGACTATTTGAATATGATTCAGATGGTAAAAAAACTGGTTACTTTATTAGAGACAGAAAGTATGGAGAGTTTCTTAATAATCTTGAGAAAGAACGCAAACGCTTAAAAACTAAGTATAATGTTCCGGAAGGATAGAACATGCCTTTAGAGAAGGAAGCTAGAACTGCTTTCAATAAGGAGATGAACGATTGGTTAAGTAAGCATTGCGAACGTAGATATACTAAGAAATATTATGATGCATTTAACTCACTTAGTCAAGAAGCCAGAGATGCACGAGACGCAATACAATTTAAGATATACAAACTACTAGATGATGTAAGAGATAGTAGAGGAAAAGTACATCTTGAGAATCTAGATGCTAAACAATGGGCACAATATGAGAACTATAATATACAGAAGAAGCAGTTGATGTCCATGTATTATGAAGATGGTACTCCTAAGACTGATTTAGATAAGTAGATAGCAGAGGAACTTACTGAATTGAATAAAATGCTTCATGAAGGAATGCATTATGTTACCAATGAAGAGAAGTTCAACGAAGCTAAACGCGAAGCAAAGGAAAATCTTACTCCAGAACAGTATGAAGCATGGAAAAAGAGATATACCAGAGTATAGATTAGTGATGAATTCTATAAACAACTATCTTAGATAGAGAAGAAAGAATACGGGGATAGGTATATTGAGTTAAAGAAGATAAGGGAAGAGCTTACTAAACCGTATAGAAATGAGTATACTGGAGGTATTGATGTACAGTATATGTCATCTACTCTGCTGCATACTCTAAATAGTCTGGATAGAGAAATGCGTAAAGAGAGGAAGAACGCTCGTAAATCCAAATCTAAGAAAGAAGAAGAGTCTATAGAAGGACTTAAATTCGAAGATATTGCAGAATCAGTTCCTACTGAACAATATAAAAGAGATAAGTAGGCAGCTATAAACAGAGGTATAGAGTTCTATGAACTATGGGAGAATCAGCACCATATCAAGTACTATATAGGTGAAAAAGAAGTAATAGTTCCAAAATGGTACTATACTAAGATAGTTCCAAAGGACGAAAGACTTATAAATTATGAAGCACCTACTAGAGAGTTTAGTGAAATAGATCCTAATTCGGAATATTTCAATAGTAAATTCGATGTAAATATTGACGAGTACTATCAACCTAAAGAATCTCTTTACAAGAATAAAGAGTATGATAATTTATTTAAAGTAAAGAAGGATAAGAATGGCAATGAAGTAGCTACTAGAAACATACCTCTGTGGAACTTATATAAAGAATTGCTCAATGGTATGGAAACATCTAATGATAAACTTACTTTCTTGACTAGAAATAACCCATACAAGTTGCCACAAATGAGTGGTAGTATGTATCAATATGCTAAAGGTGATGGTGTTATAAAAGGATTCCTACAGTATACCAGACAAGGTATAGTAAAAGATGTGGATGATGTAGGTTATGTTGATGCTCCTACAAGTAGACCAGATGGATCTGCTTAGAGGATGATTCCTACTTATTATATAAACAAGTTAGACGATCCTAATAAGATTACAAATGACCTAGTTGGTTCTGTTATAGCTTACTTCAAGATGGCTGAAAACTTCAAGAATAAAACAGAGATACAACCAGATCTAGAAGTAATAAAGATGTAGATGGCTAATCGTGCATATACTGGAAAACCTATAGGATTAGATGCTCTCAAGAGAAAGATATTTAAGCAGAGTGATAAGAAAGTAGGTGCTGATACTAATACTTATAAGTTTATAAGTAGGTTCATGGATATGCAATTATATGGAGAAGAATCTAAATCTATACTTAAGAAATTTGCAGAGGATAGTAAGATAGGTAAATTCTTTGGATTAGCAGGTAAAGAAGTAAACTTTTCTAAAGTAATCCATAGTATTAAGAACTATGGTCAATTACTTGGATTAGGTCTCAACTTAGCTGTTGGAGCTACTGGTATGGCTACAGCTTTCTTGGCTCAGCTAGGTATGGCTGCTAATGGTAGATATTTCGATTTTTCTTCTTTTTCCAAGGCATATTTCAATATGGTAAGTAACTTGTTTGGTATAGTATAGTATGCAAAAGATACCACCACTAACAACAAGTATGTGGCACTAATGCAGAGATTCGAAATAGGTACAGAATTCTAGAATGCTTTTAGAAACTCTAATAGAGTAGGTATAATAAACACTATAAGTAGGAATTGGGCATTCGGACTTTTTTCATTTTCTGATTTTGTAATCAAAGGTACTATACTAAATTCGATTATGAATAACTATAGATACTACAATGGAAGATTCTATAATAGTCAATAGTTCAATTAGTTATTCTCTAACAAAGAAGATGCAAAAAATATCTGGAGAACTCTATAGAGTACTTATGATATAATTGAAATAGAAAATGGAAATATTGTAATTAGAGATAAAGCATAGGCTAAAGCTTTTGCTGAAGTATAGAATGAAATTAGTAATAGTGCTAGAGCTCTATCTGCTACAGCTGATGGACAATTAACAGAAGAATAGAAAGCACAATTTGCTTCTAATGCTTTTGGTTCACTTATAATGATGTTCCGTAACTATATACCAAATATCATTAGTGAAAGAGTCACTATGAAAAAATAGTATGATTACAATCTAGGTATGGAACGCGAAGCTTTACTAAGAACTATAGGTAGAGTAGTACCTATGTTAATAAAGGATTGGAATAGTCGTAAACAACTAGATGCATCTGATATAGGGAATATTAGACAATTTAGTTATGAAATGACTATGATTGCTCTATTATCATTTGTAGTTAAACCTTTATTAGTTGAAGCTGCTGATGATGATCGAGATAATTGGGTTAAAAACTTCTTAGCTCTTCTAGTTACTAGAACTGGATTTGAGTATGGTAACCAATATAATCCTCTAGACTTACTTAATACTATTACTTCAGTAAGTTCTATATTCGATATTATGAATCCATTCACTAATCTTATATCGTTTAGTGAAATGTACGAAGTTGCTGTTAATAATAAGAAAATTAAGTATGGAGCTTATAAAGGTGATACTAAATTAGAAAGATGGTTATGGAAAATGACTCCATTCAAGAATGTTAAAGAAATTCAAGATCCAGCAATCAAACGAAAATATTACGAACAATTATACAAATAAAAATAAAGGCTACTATTTCTAGTAGCCTTTATCGTTTGAAGTGCCTTGGAGGTTAGCACTCTTCTGGCATGTCTTCGAAGGGATCTTCGATAACATCACCAAAAGGGATGACGGATTTTATTTCGTGAAATTCATTAGTAAACAATACGCTTGGTAAATTAGTACGAATACCATTAAATAACTCAAGTGTCTTACTCATTTCAGATTTGCTTAGTTCTGCGGGTCCACCACTGATTAGTATATCTCTACGAGTTCTAATTTCTTTAGGCAAAGTAAATACAGCTATTTCATACCACTGGTCATTTATTCGAATCTGACGTAGGCTATGGAAATACTTATTCTTTCTTAATTCATATTGAAGATTCAACAATGCTTTTATTGTCGTTTCTCTATACATTACAAATAAGTTATCACAGAAATATGGTTCATCTGGATACTCTGTATATACGTTCACAAGATTTTCGTTTACTAACTTCTTATTGTCTATCACTAAGTGCAACAGACAAGCTGTTGCTTCATTTAAGTTCTTCAGTTCCATTATTCTCGTAATATTCACGAGTATGGTCCCAATTTCCTGTCTGATAATGATATGATATTTCTGTCAACGCTTCTGATATTAGGTCTTTACGGGCCAATAACTCTTGTTCGTTTAACATATTAAATACGCGTATCTCATTATTACTATTACTTTGGATAGCAATGATGTACGCTTCAAGATCATAGTCTTCTATATCGTAACCTTCCTCTTTCATATACCAAGTAAGAGCAAGAATATAGAAGGCTATTTGTCTATAATAATCATACTCTTCCACAGAGTGTTTGAAATTATAGACATCAGCAGTTGTTTTTAAGTCAATGAGTACAATCTTACGTTCTGCGTGATCAATTTTAACTCTATCTAGCAGTGATTTACACATGACCTTTTGTTTCTCGGCTTCCCAGTTGATATGAAATTCATTATGACATTCAATACCTGGCTGGTTTTCGAGCAACTCCTTTGCTTTAATATGATTATATATATTCTCTTTAATGCGTTTTAGCATCGTAAGATCTGCAAATGATATAATCTTATACGTTTGATTCTTATCTAAGAACTCAATGTATTCAGCAAATTTGAGTTGTAATTCTTTTGCTTTTTTCAGTATAGCATCTTTTGACATATTATTGCCAGAGTAAGATGCTTTGTATGCATTTATAAGCTTATCTTCTTCTAATATTTCAGTAGAATTAAAGTAAGCTTCACAGAAAGCTAACTGCTGGGCTGTCTTGGGTTTCTCATAATCAATTATCATATAATTCTCCCAAAACTCTTCAGGTTGAAGTAGATACATGTGAATCATAGTTCCCTTATCAAGATACTTACCACTAATACCTTCTTCTTTACCATCAAGCATATCCTTGAGGTATCGCGGTCCTTTCTTTAAGAACCACCCGATTGCTGAATTTGATATTCGCGTGTTATCTTCATAATACGGAATCTCTATTTTCATGCTGCTAAATATAAATCGGTTTCAACTTCCATGTTTGTATTCCATGGGATCTCGTCTTCTATATCCTGACGGATATGTTTAGACATCTTGTATATGACTATCATTAGAAATAAAATCATAATTAAAGTGGATTCAAAATCTTATTCTCCATTATTTCGATACATACTTCATCCATATCAGATGACTGTGTATCATCCTGAGTAGATACTTTGTTCTCTTCTTTTATTTTTTCAGTAGAAATATTCATATCTTTAGCTATTTGAGTTAAAGGTATATCTTCAAAGAGAACAACTTCATCTAAGAATGCAGAAATATTATCAAATGATTTTACTTTCATATATTTGTTAATGAAGTTCACAACTTCATCTATATTCTTAACTCCTTTATCTTCTGCCATATAGCGTACAAATACAGAGTTAGAATTAGCTTCATACTGTTTGAAGTAACGAACACGTGAGCATCTATCAAAGAAGTTTTCGTCTATCTTTTCTGCTCTATTACAAGTCATTAATACAAGTTTCTTTGCTGTTGACTCTACTCCATCTAGGAATCCTAATAGATCCTTAGTTTCCCACCAATAATCGTTCTTCTCAATCTCATCAAACATGATTACTACAGGAGTAGTAAAGTTTTTGAAGAACGCACTTAGTTTATCAGCAGGGTAGTCAGTTGCAACAACAATGATAGGTAGATTACTTTCTAAGGCAATACGTTTAGAGAGCATTGTTTTGCCTGTACCTTTAGTACCAGCAAGTAATACACCTGTTGTTTGGTTAGAACTTTCAGAATTGAAATAAGTAAGCACACGGTTAATAAAGTTATTATCCTCATCTAGCTTATACAGTTTCTTTGGCATATTCAAATCACCATTTTCTACTAGATAAGATTTTCCTTCCATACGATTGTACTTCAGATCGTATACTTTACCTTTAATAAGTTCATATGCTAATCCTTCTAACTTCGGTTTAACTGTGATCTCATTACCTACTTTAATAAATTCTGCCATAACTTCTGTTTTTATGTTTTTAGTTTGTCGATTAACTCATCGACTTGTTTCTACGTATGTACAACATAGAACGCTGTTTTAGGTTCATGTAAGTACAAATAATAGTTAAATAACTTTTCACGTAAAGGCCAAGCCTCATTAGGAAAGCCTTTACATTCAATCACAAAACCTTTACCAACAAAGTCTGGTAAATAGGTCATTGCTCTATATTTTTTGTTGTTAAAAGTAAAAGCTGGAAGTAGCTCATATCTATGCATTTCATAATCTGCTAGAATATTTGCTTCTTTCAGCTTTTTGTATGTATATGTTTCAAGTTTACTTCGAAATTTAATTCCTTCATATTCATTAGGAGTTGCATTTCGAACTCTACCTTGTTTTTTCTATTTCTTCATATAACCATTTTTTTACTTTCTCAAATCCATTTGCTTTAATAGCGTCAGATATATCTTTTGCTTTAAACTTCTTATGGACTAACATACCTTCTAAACCTGTTTTTTGGCTTATTTTACGGAGATATTTCACTCCAGCTTCATCTCTATCAAACATTATAATAATACGTTTAAAACGCTTCTTTAAGTGCTCTAAGACGTCATTCGGAATAAATGTTGATTCAGATGAAGGCGAAATGGCAGGTATTCCCATTTCATATAGACACATGACATCCTTCATACTCTTAGTAATTATTAGGATATCACCTTTCTTTGGTAGTTGCTTATAACCTTGAATATCATATTCAGTAAGGTTATTACGCCACTTTGTATATTTATCTGCTAAAGGCTTATATATCTTGAAGTGATTATAAACCTTATAAGCATACATTGGATTATCTTCTTTATAAATGCTTTTTACTATGCCATTACATAGGTAGTACTTTATACTACTTACTCCGAATTTCTTTAGAGTTTCTACCGATATATTAAACTGCTTCCAGTAATTGATGTCAGTTTCAGTGAATTCCTGACGTACAACACCAATTACTGTTTCAGTTGACGGTATATATTGCTTAGAGCTAACTAATTGCGTATCATTAGTAATCTTAAGTCTACTTACTATATCTTTAAGTATATCTGAATAGTTAGTAATGCCTGTGTAAAGCTCTATAAACTTTATTACATTACCACATTCTCCAGTGCCATGATCTTTGAAGAGTAATTGCTTAGTCTTTCTACTATAAAAACAACCAAATGATGGTGTTTTATCTTTCCTTAAAGGAGAGTTATAGATCATGCCTACTTTAAAATTACCTATATACGCAGCATATATATCATATTCTGTTACTCTAGCTAATATCCATTCTAGAGTAATACCAAAATTGTCTTTTACTTTACTTGTGTCGTAAACCATGATATATATATTATTTAGCGGCAGTGTAGAGATTCGAACTCTACATTAACTAAAAGATGTATCCTTCTCCTAATTAAACCATATCCCTGATACTCCGGGACTGCCATATAAAACGTAGGTTGCATACTATTTCGAATCACTCATTTTTCATAGTGCGGTATGCTAACCTACGTATTCCTAGCTTACGCCCTAGGTGGCAGCTGTTTTAAGTACGATTAGAATGGCAGATCGTCTGCTGGATCATTACCTACAGACAGTTCATCTACTTTAGTCTCTTTATCGGCAATTACTGGTTTAGTAAACATGTCGATAGAGAGTTTTGTAATCATACTTTTATTTTCTGGATTTGTCTCTTTATCATAAAACCCTTCTGGAATATCCATAGGTTCAATTACTGCATAAGAAACATATGAAGGCAAGGTTGTGTAACCTTTATCATTATAAGTAACCTTCAATTTTAACAAGATATTCTTATTAGCAGCATTTAGCATAGCAATAGCCCAATCGGAGAACTCCTTATAGCTATTACCGTTGAAGTTAATCAATTCTTTTGGATAGAAACATTTTAGTACACGCATAATACGTGTTACCTGATTAGTAATCTTACTCTGACTTTGTTCTTCAGTCTCTTCAGGTTTAATGTTTGGTTCCCATTCAGTATGTAACAATTCCTTTCCGTCTTTTTCAAAACGGAGCTCCATAAAGTTTTTACCAGTAGGAGAGGTTGCAGCTCTCGCACCAGTGAATTTCACATTATCGTGTATACCAGCTTCGAGAAACTTGCTATTCTTGTTACTATCTGTTATTACTATCTTGCTTGCTAATTCTGTACTGTAAATCATAATTTCTTTGTTTTGTATGTTATTCTTCAGGTAAGAAAATACGATCCATATGGAACGTAATATTATTATTTTCATCACTTTCTGCAACGACAATATTCTTACCTCTTAGATGTGGTGCTCTTGCTTCTCTTACTATGTTACTACCACCTTCAAATGAAATGATAGTTTCGTTTTTCTTACGATAAACATATCCAATAGCATCTGCTTCACCACAGATAATGTCTCCTAATCTACCAGTAAGGTCAAGTGTCATTTCTGACATTTCTTGTCCTTCTACATTTATCTGTTTATCTCTCGTATGAGCAATCAATATAAGATGATCACTTAGATCTCTGAACAAGTCGATTACCTTTTTCACAGCCATTCTAAGCCACATATAGCCACTACCATTAGGTAGAGTACGAATGTCTGTTCCTTGATAATTTTTTCCTTGATTCGTGCTTTTATAAAGCTGTATGGCATAACCCATACATATCTCCTCTAGTCGAGTTGCATTATCTATAGTAATATACTTATACGGCTTCTTACCCGTACGACTAATTTCTTCTTTAATTGCTGTAACAATATCTCCAAAGTCTTTTACAGATCTTGCTTGAATAACTAAAGCAGACAAAGCCTGGTAACCGTTTTCCAGGTCGATAATCAGATTGTTCTCTAGGGCTGCCATAAGACAGGATTTACCTGCCTTAGGCTTTCCATAGAAAACGGCAAACTTAGGATTACATACCTTTGCTTCGGTTTTTTCTTTTGGTAATACAATCATAAAGCTAATTTATTTCTTGTATTCCGTGTTTTCTGGTAAACTCTGACAAATTCTGATAAGTACGGAATCTTAATATCTTATTTAGAACAAACCACTATTTTTCAACTTAATTGTGATGTCGATAATGGTTTTCTTTGTTTTTGGTTTCAGGTGATTCAGAGAACCCGGTGTAATAGGAATTACATCGTAGCCAATCTGAACAAAATTATCGAAGATACGAATCGGAGTACCGAACTCGTCTTCAAAGTCATAGTCTTTAGCTGTTACACTAAGAGCGCTCATGAATTTGAAGAACTCATCCTCCAAGTCGCTAATATTAAACGGACATTTTGTTCCAGCAGGGCAAGAAATTGTATCCAGATAATAGTAATCAAAGATCTCCTTATCTTCTTTCTTTTTACCCAGCCAAGGATAAGCGTTCAATATTTTATCAGCAAGAATATTCTTGTTGTTAAAAGCACTAGTATTGTTTTTCTTCGGTAATGTAAATGAATATTTTGTAATCATAATTTTCAGCCTTTAATTGTTATTACTAAAACGAAATCTTCTTTGCAGGTTCCGTATTCTTTAGCGTTTCAATTAAATTATTGTATTTTAAATCATTGTCAAACTCTAGAATTGCACATTCTCCAGCATCTCTATTCTTTAAGATGTGGAGATATACCTTATTCTTAACTAGTAGACGATTTGGTCCATACTGCTGTATATTGAGCAATTCTGGTCTGTGAATACAGATAACGTAATCTGACGCATGAAATATAGTATCCGCAGAAGAAATATCACTACGCATTGGATAATGCATAGATGGATTGTTAATCCTATCAGGAGCCTCAATGTTTCGGTTCATCTGTGATAACTGGATTATAGTAGTATTAGGGTACTTTTTAACCCTAATAAACAGTTTCTGTAAATCCGAAATCACTTTCAGTGCAGATTCTTGACCTTCTACAAGCAAGGTATGGTCTAGGATAATAATAAATTTCTTATCCTTAGCATAGTTCTCATAAAAGTAATCAATAGTAGAAGCTATTTCTCCAACCGTCCCAGGTGTATCTACATAATATATCTGGTATGATTTTATCTGTTGAGATGCTTTCTCAACCTCCGCTAATGTTTCATCTGTAAGATCTTCATTAGCGCTGTATAGCTGTGCAGTAGTTTGCCTTAACTTACTACTTAATTTTCTACCTACCTGCCTTGAACTTAACATCTCAAATGAGAAGTTAAGCACGACGACATCCTGATCTGGATTTAGGTCTATCAAATCAGTTTCTAACGTATTAACAAATGATGATTTACCACTACCTGATATACCTACTATAGTATATATCGTATTTGGTTCAATACCACCCATACAATGTGTATTGAACTTATTCCATCTTGTCTTAAGAGATTGAATCTGGTGATTCTTTCTCTCCCTAATATACTCTACTGCTTCACTAGCAGCAGTAGAGATATGACGGAAAGTAAGTGTATTAATAGAGTTCTGTTCCATAACTATTACTAATTATAGGTTCCTCTACTTTCATTTGCTCCTCGTAGGTTTCCCACTCGTGTTGAGTGAGCCATTTCCACATAGTCTTCATATAACCTATTTTACCGGTTAGCATTTTATTATCTATCTCGAAAGATAAACAATTCATTATATGCTGATGCATAGCTCTGCTTTTACCGACTATTCGATTATACTCTTTCCTACATTTGTTCACATTAGCCCTTAGAAAACCTTTAGTTCCATCAGGTCTTATAACATAAACTGGAAATAGGTCATAGAATTCATCAAACATAGATTTATCTTCTTTTAGAAGTTCCTCTAGTTTTGCTGTTTTCTTTATGACTGTGGTATCGTCTACAGTGCTGGTAGCGATTAAACCACGAGATTCTAACTCTTGTATCTCTTCTTCATTAACTAGGCTGAGAAGTTTCTGAATGTCTTGATTGATATTTTTGAAATCACTCAATACAAGTGTTAGGAATACTAGCTGATTAATAGATAAATTTTCAATCCTGTCAAGGATTGAGGTGTCTATTTCTAAAATCATAGTCTCATATATTATATGAGCTTACGGTTTCTGAAATTATCTGATAAAGCCTCTGTTAATCCCATAGGCTCATTTGTAACGGTTTCAGTTCTCTGATTATCTTATAGGCTTCCATAATGTAATACCTATAATTAATCTTTCTCTCTTCTATTGGTTTATCATCTAAGTAATTTAATAAAGTAACACCAGATGCAGTAAGCATATTCTGATACTGCCTTTCTTTGGCTGTATATCTTTGTGTGCCTACATAAGGTACATCGTATTCAACGATTTCACCCTCTTTATAACCTGTTGGTTTCCATTTCCATAAGTAAGCACCATTAGTACTTGCATAGAAACGATTAGTTCTCTGTTGTTCTTTATTATTATACTCAACATGCCATTGTTTACCAGTCTTTTCAGACATTAGAAAGTCTCTAATATCTTGGCAACCTTTTATAGTTTCCTCTACTGGTACTCCGTTCTTAAAAAAGTTTATTACTGCTTTCGGTATAATCTTCGGAGTTAGACCTTTCCCTAATTTCACAGTAGTAATAAACATACCCTTCTCTTTTACCTTATCATCTTCAGTAATAGCGAAGTAGTCATTTATAGCATATTGATACATAGCTTTAAAACGTTCTTCCTCAAGCGTTAGCCTAGTAAGTTGTTCCCATTCTCTGCAAACGTTGTTAACTTTTGAATATACGTCTTTCTTAAGTAAGACAAATAATCCATCCGTGTTTGCTTGGACGATTCGACATCCTAACTGGGTTAGTTTCTCTGCTAGCATTAGTAATAGTAACTGTCCATTTATTCTAATTTGCATTA